ATAAATACTTATGGACGAAACTCTGTCTGCGGGATCTCGACCGCTATGTCCATGAATGCGCGGGGCGTTGTCCGCGATGTCGCAAGGATCTTTGAAATCCCTTTTCCGGAAGCCAATGAGTTTGCAAAAGGGATTTATCAAAAAGATACCAAGGTCAAGATCCTTGATGAGGTGTTTAGCGGGACAGATGGCAAAAGATTTAAATCAAAATATCCAGATGAAGCCGATCTTATGTTAAAGTTGGAAGGTCAGATCAGGGGCGCTGGTCAGCATGCGGCGGCTGTGATAATCTCTGATCAGGATCTCACAACCGGTACCAAATGCGTCCTGGTAAAAAGATCTGGCAAGATTGTCTGCAACTGGGATATGTCAGATGCGGAATATGTCGGTCTGATCAAATTTGATTTTTTGGGATTGGCAACTCTATCTGTTTTAAATGAGGCAATGCGATTGATCCATAATATCCCGCTCGAGCGATTTCACTATGACGATATCCCGATGGATGATCGAAATGTCTTCCGGATGCTATCCGATGGGAACACGGCGGGGATCTTTCAATTGTCCGCATGGGTGTCGACCGAGCTATGCAAAGAAATGGGAATTCAATCCTTTGATGATATCGCAGTGATCCTTGCCATCGTCAGACCGGGGCCTGCCGACTCGGGAATGACCGAGGAGTATCTCGCCAGGAGAAAGGGAAAGCGCTGGACAAAAAAGCATCCGATATATGAGCGGATCACGAAAGAGACCTTTGGCATGATCATCTATCAAGAACAGATCATGCAGGTGATCAGTCAAGTCGCTGGACTCTCTGAATCGGATGCCGACAAGATCCGCAAGATCATCGGAAAGAAAAGAGATGCCAAAGAGTTTTTGCCTTTTAAGGAAAAGATCATTCAGGGATGCAAAGAACAAGATACCCTTTCGGTCAAAGAAGTCGAGGAATTCTGGGATACATTACAAGAACACGCAAAATACAGTTTTAACAAATCCCATTCAATACAATATGCGACGATCGCTTATCAGACCGCATTCATCAAACATTATTATCCGGCGGAATTTATATGCGCCACATTATCCTATGGAGAGTTCGATGAAAAGTCCAAAGACAAAGCAAAATGGCGACAGTCGATCATCAATCTCGCATTGGAAAAGGGATTTCAGATCTTCACTCCAAAAGTCGACATTTCAGATGGTACCCGATGGCTCACAAAGGATGATCGATTATATGCGCCCTTTGCAGAAATCAGTGGGATCGGTCCAAAGCAGGCAGATGAATTGGCCAAATCACAGACAGCGCGGAATAAGGGCTTTTTTGATGACCCTGCCCTTACACGTCCTGCTGATAGGAATACTGCGGTATTATCCGCGATCTATGCCTTTGACAAGGATAAAATCCCCGAACAAGAAATCATTAAAGAGCATTTTGACTTTAATGTGGAAAACAATCCCCAGATTCAATACTATAATCTTGTCAAGATCCTTGGTCATTCGATATCAGAATCGGATGCGGATAAGTGGAAGTCGCTGGATATTTCTCAAACAACCGCTCCAAAGGGATTGATCAGGCGGGCGAGAGCAGGGCATGGCAATTTGATTAACTGTTGCAAATGCGGATTGATCAGCGAAGGCAATCGTCCTGTCCGGCCATCGCCAGGAATGTATAATGTTATCATATCGGGAGAGGCGCCCGGACCGGATGAAGATAAATATGGTCGGGGATTTTATGAAGATGCGGTTGCCGGTAAACTGCTCTGGGATGAGCTGGCCTTTCATGGGTTGAGCAGACAACTATTTCATGTCACAAACATATGCAAATGCTATCCCAAAAAGACCAGGCCCCCAAAGCAGGAACATATCGACGCATGCTGGCCATGGTTCATAGAAGAGCTGATCCAATTAGATTGCCGTCTTATTTTGGGGATCGGAAATACATCCTTGCTCGCATTCACTGGACGCAAGGGCGGGATCACCGATCTATCCGGCACGACCGAGTGGATTGAGAAACTGGAAGCATGGGTCTGCTGGTGCTTGCATCCTGCGGCTGTTGCTCGCAAAGGATCAAATCGTAAATATTTTGAAAAAGGGATTGAGAATTTCTCAAAAAAATTTGAGTTGTTATGTTAAAAGGTCGATAATCCAAATGGAACAATGCGTCCATCGAATAATGAAAAGGACTTGCGCTCTTTGTAGGGATAAAAATAATGATGATATCAGCAAAGAAGATGTGAAAGATCTTTTTGATGAGATCAATGCCGATCAGGATCAAAGCGAATCAGTATGTGATCAGATCCAAAAAAAGAATAAGGAGAATTCCAAGGGCAAACAAAAAAGATGGAGTGGCGAAGATGATCAATTCTTGCGGGATAATATCGATAAAATGAGCAATCAAGAAATGGCGAATGAACTGGGAAGGACTCAAGCGGCAGTCGCCTTTCGATTAGTAAAACAAAAGATTAAGCGCAAGCCCAAATCCAAAAACCTTCGCCGGGCTATGATACTGCCCTTTACTATCTGGGTAAACTCTGTCCTAAAGAACATCAATATATAGATACTAATAAAAGCCTGCGTCACAAGAATAACCGGACTTGTATCGATTGCAGAAACTTAGATCCGACATCCCTCAAGATCACGGTCAATTTTTCCAATCATCTCGATCTTTGGGATGAGATAAAAGAGATCGCAAAGAAGTGTTTAAGAACACCAGAAAACCAAATCCTATGGATGATCAAACGAATTCAAGATCATGGTAAATTAAAGGAGATGGAATGAACATGCCCGCGCCAGGACGGTTACTAATCGAATCCGCATTTGCGATAAAGCCCGAGTTGCTTTGCGATAAGTTGCTCAATCTTAAACACAAGAGGTCGGAGATCGATCGTCAAAATGCATATTGGTCAGCGGCCCCGGACATAAGATCCACTCTTGCAAAAATAAAAGATGGTATGGGGACTCCGATTTATACCATGGATATCAAGCCGGAGTTTAAAAGAGTCTGCCAGGATTGCAAACAAAATGTATATGAGGTGATCACCCTTGAATGGATCTTTGGTCTTCCCGTGCGCTGGGACAATGCAAGCGGGCGGATCGAATTAATGAGGAGGGATGTCTCAGTGTACCAAATATCCGCAAGTCTATTACTCGTCAACGAATTATCTCGATTGAATATATAAATGAAAATGGTACTCCGATGGCATGCGATTTAAAAAATATGGATGCGGTGATCGTTCAGCATGAGATCGATCATATTAATGGGTTAACCATCCTAAGCAGTAGAAAGAACCGGAGAAAATTCGATGAGCCAAAAAAGAGCCAAACTGATTAGACAGACAATTGCGTCCAATCCAGATTTGACCCCTGAAGGGAAATTGATCGTCCACGAGCGGGTTAAAAAGGCCAGAGCCACCCGCAAGATCAAGTCCATGATCCCCAAGAATCAAAGGATCGGATCGAAAAAGCGAAAGGCGGGAGAATCGATCAAAACCTATCGGGCGCGTCGCAAGATCACCAATGAAAGGAAAAGGAGTAAGAATCGTGATCATGGACATAATCAAACAGGAGCTGATCAACCTGAAAGTTGATCTGGCCAATATTATCAGATTCATATTCAAAAGGGTCTGGGGATTTCTCAAGGGGATTCTAAAATGAAATGCAAAATGTGCGACCGTCAGATAGAAGCAGGCGACGTGAGGGCTTTTATCAAGGATTATCCGCATGGTCATGCCAAGCATGTAATCGTCAGATAGATTGCCCCAGGTGCGGAGAGATCGTCCAAGCCGCCGTCAAAAGATCAAGCTTCTCGGAATATGATCCAAAAGACAAGGTGATCTCGGCGGGGATCAGGACATTTCCCCGATAGCATTACAGCAGATAATTATAGTCTGCAAAGAGGTGACCCAATGCCGACAATTTCTTTCGGCATATGAATTGGAAATGATCGATGATACCGTGCGCAGGTATAGGCGCTGGGGAGATCAAATGAGATTGTCCCAAAGGCAGTTCAATATCATTGGTCAGATCAAGGGTAAATTGTTTATCGGAGGGTAAAATGATTGCAAGAAACGATGGCACCGGAACCGATGGAAAGATACATTATATCGTGACATCCAATAATGTCACAAGGGCTGACGGCGATGTATATTATAGAGAAGCGATCGTTGTCGTAGATCAATTCGCAGAGGCGCTTAGCATGATGGCAAAAGCGGTAAGGGAAACAGAACGATTTGCCGCCGAAATGATCGAGGCGCTCAAGGATATATTGATCGATCAGGGATCATTCTTCTGGAATCCCCGATATCAATATGCGCATTGCTCGGCTCAATTATCCGGCAAATGGCTCCCGCATATCATGAATCGCAGATTGATGTTTTCAAGATCTGGATGGACTCGCAGGCCTAAATCGTGGGGATAGGAAATAAATGGGATTTGTAAAAGGCGAGACTCCACCATTCAAATTTAAATGCGATCAGGGACATCGCCATCAATTTGAGCATACGGTCAAAAATTGTTGGTGGTGCAAGAAAAAGGATGTTCCCCGAAATCAGCCCGGGAAATCTTTTTTATATGGTCACATAAGGCATCTTCATGAAAAGGAGTTAATCCCGATTGAAAATAATATCCGGAGGGATTGGCAATCCCAACAAGGCAAATTATTCAAAGGCGATGTCGAGATCACAAGCCGATCAGGAATCAAGATGGGAAATTTTTATGAAACCATGACCGCATGCCTATTCGGCGGGCGAATTGTAAAGTCCCCAGCAGAGATAGGCACCAGGGCCAATGGCAATCCCCGAGAGGTCGTGCCGGATATCATATGCGATGAAAGAAAGCATCTGATCGAATCCAAGGCGTGCCGACAAAGATCGCATTTAAATCTCTATGACAATCAAGTAAAGGGATATATGACCGCATCCAAAATCAAAGGGTATAAAGCACGCTTTGCTATTTGGAGGCATGGATTTCAGGGCATCCATAAATACAAGGGCTCTTTGATCGATCTGTATAATGGGATCGCCAATTGTACTTATGCTGGATTGATCCTACCCTTAAAGCTCGTGACGGATCTTTGGGAGCATGAGCAATTTAAGAAATATCATCGGCCGGATCATCTGGGTAGTTTGACGGCCTTGCGGAGCAAATTCATAAATCACTTGATCATCGATCCAGTTACCGCATTGACTGATATCAATCTTGATCATCGGGAATACATAATTGAAAGGTGGCTATCGCCTAAAGAATTGATGATAGAGAATGCGCCGGTCCCGCAATTTCCATTGCTGATAATCAGAAATGTTGTCCCTGATATCTGGACAACTGGGGAGGCGCCATTTTGAAAACGATTAAAGATACCGATGGAATCGAATATGCGATCCTTGATGTGACGACTAAGCATCAAACAGATGATGCGGTCTTATTTGACTATGATGGAAAAGATACTTGGATACCAAAATCGGTCATGGAGGATTGGCCGGACATCGGGGATAATGGAGAAGCAATGGTCAAAATGTGGTTTGCAGTCGAGAAGGGGTTAGTATGATCACTCCAATTGCGAGAAACCCACAATATTGTTGCGATGGATTTGAATGGTATGGGGATCATTTGAGATGCGTCAATTTAGAGCTGACCGCGAATCTGGAATATAAATGTGGAGAAGGCATTCCAATGGATGAGGATCAAATGCCGCCGGAAATGGATTGCCATCGACGAATTGAAATGGATACCGCCAAAAGCGTTTTATCCGAGGTCGCTTTTGTCTTTTCTCCAAGGAGAAGTTAACATGATTTACACATCTTATTTTGCGAAATCGGCTCATCTGGATAATGCGATCTGTATTACCATTACAACACCCAAATTTTTCAAGGGAGAATCATATCATGACTTAGCGCCGACCGGTCGATTGATGATTGGATATAAAAGCGGTAAGATCACTAAAAAGGAATATCGAGCCGCGTATTTCAAGTTGCTTTTTGATCGGGGATTAGATCCCGTTAAAGTGGCAGCAGATCTGGATGGTAAAGTGCTATTATGCTGGGAGAGGTCCAATGCATTTTGCCATCGGCATCTTGCCGCCGAGTGGCTCAATAGAGCCGGATTTAGAACAAAGGAGTTATCATGAAATCAAAAATGATCAACTTATTACGGGATGTTTGCATATTCATCGTGGATGATATTATAATCAATGGTATCGGCGGTAGTCTGGTTTATATATTTAGCAAAGCCATGGCGCACGAAGAGAAGATACGGATAATGGGATATGCGCTGATGTATGATAATCCCAAAGGAACAAAGGCGTTTGAAATGCTAAGCAAAAAAACCCAGCAACGGGTTTTAGATATAAAACGTAAAGAAAAAGAAAAGGAGAAAACAACATGCCCCTCCATTTAGATTATAGGCCCCCGGACTTCGGTTCATTTATCGGGAATGAATCCCTGATCGATTCCCTGACCTCCATATTTGTCAAAAGGGAAGCAGACTATCCCCATGCGATTTTATTCCATGGCCCAAGCGGATGTGGAAAGACGACTCTTGCAAGGATCATTGCCGGACATTTGGGATGCCCTGAAAAGATCGATGGAGCGATCAACTCTGATTTTGTGGAAATCAACGCGGGAAACAATCGGGGAATTGATACCGCGCGGGAAATCCTTGAAAATATGAATTTCAAACCATGGATGGCGGAATCCCGGGTCTGGATCATTGATGAAGCCCATCAAACAACAAAGGATTTCCAAAACGCCATGCTCAAAGCATTGGAGGATACGCCATCCCATGTTTACTTTATCCTTTGCACGACCGAGCCTGAAAAGATTATCAAGACCATCCGCAATCGATGCTCAAAGTTCGAAGTTAAATCTTTATCAGATAATCAGATTGTTGATCTGATATGGCACACAGCAAAGGCCGAAGGAATTGAGGATATTTCAAATGATGATCTATCCTCCATGGCCAAAGCCGTCGAGGGATGTCCCCGAGAGGCTCTTGTCCTATTGGATCAGATTATTGATCTCAATCCCGATCAGATATCCAGAGCCATTCAGGAATTTAAAACTCAAGAAGCCCAGGTGATCGATCTTTGCCGCGCGCTTGTTTATGGAAAGTCCTGGGACGTGATTCAAGAGATAATCAAGGGAATTGATGCAGAGCCCGAGAAGATCAGGTATGCGGTAATCAACTATGTTGCATCAATCGTGTTAAATCCAAAGAATCGAAAAGGGGATCGGGACAATGCAAGATTAATATTTGAATGCTTTAAAGAGCCCTTTTTCTATCAAGGAAAAGGCGCGATTGCATTTGCCTGTCTGGAGGTGGTTGATCCGATATAAAGGGGTTGTGGACAAAGGGTAAAGTCGACAGATAATCTGTGTCAGCGTTAATAGCGCCTATTGATGATGCTACCTCAAGCCGCTCAAATGGTTATTTTTCCATCTCTGATCCGGCTTAAGCTACCTTAAATAAAGGAGCATCCGAGGGTGTATGATTCAATAGTTGTGGGTTCGAATCCCACCAGCCCCACCATATAAGTTAATAATACGGGTGTCCGGTTTATAATAAATTAAAAGGAGGAAAAATCATTATGTTGGATGAATTTAAATGGGATCATATAGACTTTGAAAACGATCTCGCAATCGATCCCGATGAGCTGGATGAGGAGTGGTTAAAGCATCCGATGCTATTTGCCAAGTACTCCAACATGGCCAGCGATCTGGAACGGATTGCCAAAAAGGCCCACGAGCATGTCAAGGTGACTCGTTCCCGATTGATCAGGAATTATAAGAAAAAAGAGCCAAAAGCGACCCAGCAACAAGTCGAAGGGCATTATCGGGAACATCCCGATCATCTCAGCGCAAAGGAGATAATGATCGATGCCGAGTACGATCATTCAATGGCTCGCAATGCCGTCTTTGCATTTACCCATAGGCGGCAAGCCCTGGAGAATCTTGTCAAATTGATTCTACAGGATTGGTTCTCCGCCCCCAGAGATCCCAAAGTCATAAAGGGAGGTAAGCGCCTGGTGGATATGAAAAGGAGCGAGACGAGTGAAAAGGTAAGGGCCGCTACTCAACCCAGATCAAGGACTCGAACGCGATCAAAATGAATCCTTTAGAGATTCTAAATGCTATATGTGGCGTACTTGCAATACTGATCCTCGGATCTCTTTTGATCCGATGGATTTTCAAAATCATTTTTAAAACTTACTTTGAAATAAAGGAGAAATTCGATGGCAAAAACAGCGGCAGAAAGAAAAGCGGCGCTCCGGAAAAGGACGGGACAGGCAGTTCAGACAAGGGATAAAAAGGGCCTTGGTAAAAAATCAGTTTTGAGCCTTGACCGGCTTCCGGAAGGTAAAATGATGAATAGCTGGGAGGTCAAATCAGGCAAGCCGACAAATCTAATTGATCTTCTCCCCTTTGTGATCACCCAGTCATGGTATAAGGATCTACGAACATTTTCGGGATTACCTACAAATCTTGATGTCGATATGTGGGATTACAAATTAGAATTGCCGGTGCATCGCAATATCGGCGAGAACAACGATGTCTTCTTATGCCTCCGATTGGCTTTTGGCCGGAAGTGTCCGGTCTGCGAGGATCTATCCGCCGAATACGATAAAAAAGAGCCGGATGATAAAATTATCAAGGCGCTCAATCCGTCCTGGCGTTGTTATTACAACATATATGATTACGACGAGCCGGAAAAAGATATCCAGCAATGGGAGGATGTCAGTTATCATCTATTTGAAAAGCATATGCTGGAGGATGCTGAGTTGAGTGACGAGGGATATGTCGCCTTCTCCGATATCGAAGATGGTAAATCCATCGAGTTTCGGGGCAAGGAAAAAGCTCTTGGCAAAAACACTTTTATCGAAGCGCAGGCATTTAACTTTTTGGACCGAAAGCCCTATGATGAAAATATCGTAAATGACACACTCAGTTTTGATATGTTGGTCATTATCCCAACATATGAAGATGTCGCCGCCGCGCATCATGAACTCGAAGGATATGACACTCCAGATGAGACCCGTGGTGCGGCTGATGCCGGATCAGATACCGGATCAAGGGAAAGGGAGCGTCCGAGTCGTGACAGGGGAGATCGTCCTGATCGATCCAGACCCTCTCCAGATGAGACAGATAAAAAGCCATGGGAGGATAAAAAGTGTCCCGAAGGTCATGAATTTGGAGTAGCCTGTACCAAAGAGGCCGAATGCCAGACTTGCCCTGAAGATGCATATGCAGCATGTCTTAAAGAGGCTGATGAATTGGAGAAAGGGCCAGAGACTCCTGCCGATGAGCCCGCCCCTGAAAGGACTCGGACTCGCACGACTACGGCCTCTGCCGATCGTCCGGCAAGGGAAAGAACTCGCTCCCGATAAAAAAGGATAAAAATGACAACGACTCCGAAAGTTAAATGGCTCCGTACTCCCGAGGCGAAAAAGATGATTAGCGATGAGGGATTCGGGAAAATTAGCCACTGGGCTTTGATCCGGTGGATTGATCAATATAGTCTGGGGAGAAAAATCGGTGGGCGATGGTTTATCAATGAGGCTCGGCTCCTTGCTTTTTTACGTGGAGAACTTGAAAAGAAAGGGGAGGGCTCATGAAAAGGACAAGGGAGCGTCCAGCCAGAAGAGAACGTCCTACCAGAAGCCCATTATCTGAGCAAGTTGAAAAATCCGCGGGTCGAAAGATCGAGCCGAGAAAGATCGATATATCGATGCTTATTCCATCCGGTTCCGCCATGCTTAATTGCGCCTGTTCGGATAATGCTCATGGCGCTTATGGTCTTGGTAAAATCGTGACTTTGCCAGGAGCATCGGCATCCGGCAAGACTATCCTTAAACTGACCACTTTTGCTGAAGCAAATCGACAAAAGCGATTTGATGAATACGATTTCTATTATGATGATGTCGAGGAGGCTCTTGAATTTGATATGGAATATCTTTTTGGTCCATCGACCGCCCAAAGGATCTTGCCACCGGATGGTACATGGGAAGGGCCAAATCCATCGGATACGATTCAGGATCTACAAAATAATATCCTCCGCATCGTCAAAAGAAAAAAACCATTCATCTATGTCCTGGATTCCTTTGATGCATTGACGACCGATGAGGAATTGGAAAAGGAGTATCGCAGATTACTCGCAAAGGCGAAATCGGATAAAGCGGCGGCAGAGATTGCTGGATCATATCATACCGAGAAGGCAAAGATCGGCGGTAAGGTCTTGCGGATGATCAAAAAGGAACTGAAAGTTCTCAATTCGACCCTGATCATCGTCCAGCAGATTCGCGCAAAGATCGGGGCGACATTTGGCCCGAAAACGGGTACCTCGGGAGGATATGCCCCGGAGTTCTATTCTACTCATCGGATATGGTTAAATAAGACCGGCAACATTACCGAGGAGGGATTAAAGATCGGATCAAAGGTCAATGCCGAGGTCAGAAAAAACAAATTGACCGGCAAGATCAGAGATGTCAATTTTGATGTCTATAATGACTACGGGGTGGATGATATCGGCTCCTGCGTCGACTTTTTAATCACACGAAAGCATTGGCCGAACGATGTCGATGGTAAGGGAAAGAAAAAACCAAATACTTTTGTGATTGAGGAACTGGGAATCACAGGAATGAAATCCCATATAAAAGATACGATTCGATCCGATCATGATTTAGTCAAGCCCTTATATGACATGGTTCATGAGTGCTGGAATATAAGGGAAGATGCGGCCCGATTGGATTGGCGGAGCAAATATGAATAAGGGGGGTAAAAATGACCGAAATATTTAATAATCCAGAAGAAGAACCGACAGATCCAAAGGAAAAGATCAAGCCGAAATATATCTCAAGGATCGGATTTGAGGAGGTTCCGATCCGCAGGGGATTTACCGAAATCCAACATTTATGGTTTATGCTTGAACCTTATATTGTTCGCGATGACTGTATCATCTGTGGCGGCTATGTCCGGTGGATGGCCCCTCCTCATATGAACCCCGCCCCTGCCGGTGACATCGATTTATATTTCAGGGATCAGGACTTTTTTGATCTGGCAAAGGGAATGTTTGAAAACGAGAAACTTGAGATCAAATTTGAAAACGAGATCTGCATATCATTTAAAAAGATCGATGATCGGAAAAATCAATTCTTTGGAACTCCTCAAGTCCAATTGATCAAGCCGGTGATCGATGGGGCGATCGTTGCTACCGGCACGATGAAAGAGATCCTTGAGAATTTTGATTTCACAATCGTCCGTGCAGGATTGGTTGCCCCAGATCTTGCCATGGTCGATGCCGATTTTCTCCATGACGAAGAGAAGAAGATCCTGCGGATCAAAAACATCCATTGCCCGATATCATCCACCCTGCGATGCATGAAGTACTCCCGCAAGGGATATTGGCTCCCGCCGATGCAATGCTGTCGGCTCTTTTTGGACTGGCAGGATCGGACAGAGGAATATCGGGAAAAGATCCTTCATTTCTTGACCGAGGCGGATAAGGGTGAGGGATTGACCCGAGAACAGATCGATGAAATGGAAAGATTGATGAGGATTGATTGATGAACGTAAAAATATTTAAATACCCACTCCAAATGATATTTACAAATCAGCAGATTGCAATTCATGAGCATGCCGAAATTTTGACGATAAGATGGCAGGGCGAGAGACCCGTTTTATGGGCGATGGTTCCAATCGCATCCATCTTGACAAAATCCCAGACCAAAAGATCTTTTATAATTTATGGTACTGGAGATCCCTTTGATGATTTTGGATTGAAATATATCGGGACATGCTTTGATGATAAACTCAGTGAAGTATGGCATATATTCGAGGCGACAATATGAAATCAAAACCAAAAGATCTTGTGGAAGCGGTGCAAATATTATTAATTTATGAAGGGGTCGATGAATTCGCTAATGGTGATCCGATAAATTATCATCATGCCCTCGGACGACAAATAAGAAATGATTGGCAACTCTGGGATCAGACATCCGCCCTGCATCAATTCTTTAATTCTATCGGCATCCATCACGTCGATGATATGTCGGGGATCATTCTTGACACCTTGCATCGGATCTTAAATAAAAAGCCGGTCGATTTAAAAGGGCAGATCGATAGATATCCAAAATACTGGGAAGGCCCTGACCGTTATATGGAACAAGGGCGATGCGTATATCCAGATCCAACAAGATAAAGCTGAGTAAAAAATGAGATTATTTGAGCGGACAACAAAAGCAAAACCCGAGGATATTATAAAGGTCGATCATCCCGATATACATTTATATATCGGGATTGACCCAGGGGTCAGCGGAGCAATAGCCGCAATCGATCAAAAGCAAAATGTCCTCTTGCTCAAGGATTGGCCTGGTGATGAGATTGGCGCCGCAGACATCATAAGAAAATTAGTTCGAGATTACGATGCGGATATCAAAGCGGCGCTCGAAAAAGCGCAGGCCGTCCCAGGTCAAGCAACCATAACAAAAGGTAAATTCGGCGGAGGACCGAGCCCCCGCAGTCAATTTAAATTCGGGACAAATTTCGGGATCTGGAGAGGGGTCTTGGCGGCATTCCAAATCCCTTTTGGTTTACCTCATCCTAAAACATGGCAAAAGGGAGTCTTGGCCAAAGCGCAGGATAAAAAGCCGGCAATGGCAGCGGCATCCAGAATGTTTCCAAAAGCCGAGATATATGGCCCGAGGGGCGGCAAAAAGGATGGGCGGGCGGATGCTTTGCTCATCGCTGACTGGTGTAGACGGCAATTCATATGATTTTCACAGGCGTCCCAGATGCCACCATATTGGACGATCGTGACATGGTGACGATACTAAGTTAAAGTCTCGGGTGCGCAAGATATAGAGGATATTTGATATGAATGATGAAATGAGGACGAATATAATGGATAAGGCGATCACTCTTCATCGCGAAGGATTTGACCCGAGTCAAGTGGAATCGTCAATATTGGCTTTGTATAATAAAGAGAATACCGGTAATGTCAAAAGGGTAATCCAGAGCACGATTGAAATGCACGACTCCCTGATCCTTTCGATTGATGAGTGCGGGGGCAGTGGCTGGCCCTGGATCGAGTTAAAAGATATGACCATATTGACTCTTTTCTCCAATCTGGCAACCAATGGCGTACCGATTCTATTTTGTCATGATAGCAAAAAGGACAAATCTAAATGATCGATTCGATTCAGGGATTCAATTTTCAATCCCATAAGGAAACAATCCTTGATCTGCATCCAGGGGTCAATGTCGTTATCGGCCCATCGGATTCGGGAAAGACAGGGATCACATCCAGATTGCTTGACTGGGTCTTTAATAATAAACCATCGGGGGCAGGAATGTGCTCCCACTGGGGCGGCAGGACATCCGGCCTTGTCGATCTGACCGAGGGATACCTGATCGGGCGATATCGCGAAGGGGACCAAAACCTTTATACCTTAACAGATGCCGATGGAAAGGAAGTCGAGTTTAAGGCATTTAAACAAAGCGTCCCTGATCAGATCAAAGAGATCCTGAATATATCAGGAGTCAATTTTCAATTTCAGATGGACGGACCTTTTCTGATCGGGCAATCTCCCCCAGAGGTCGCCCGATATCTAAACAATACGGTCAATCTAAACGTGATCGAATCGGCGACGACCAATATCCGCAAAAGGATCAGAATAGAATCAACAGAGCAGGATGTGGCAAATAATGATATCGATCAATTGACAATCGATCTGGATTCTCTTAAATGGATCGATGAGGCGGATGCCGAGTTATCCAAATTACTGACGGAGAAGAATCAGATCGAAAGGCTCAAAAGGGAGTGGATCTCATTGTCGGTCTTGATTAAAGATTTGGTCGACCTTGAGAAATTTAGGGCGCAATATCAAAAGATCACTAAATATCATATGCCCTGCGAGGATCTTTTATTTGAGCTATCAGAAATTGAGAAGGCGCAATCAATATGGAATCAATTGGCAGGGATGATCAGTGGTCTTGAAAGGATGCAATCGGAACTGGATAAGATCGGAAAAATATCTCAACATGAAAATCAGGTCGATGATCTTTTCTCTCAATTGATTGACATCGATGAAATCAGAAAAGACTTTAACAAATTATGGGCGCTGACCAATGAGGTCAGGAGAGATGAGATAATCCTTGATCAAACTCGGGAACTGATCCAGCATGAAGACATGATCAATGATCTTTTTACTCAATCGGGGGAGATCAACGCCCTCAAAATTAATATCAATAAACTAAAAAGTTTTCGATCCGAGATCAGCCAGATGCAATTTGATCTGGACTCAATTCGGATGGAGCGAAAAGAATTGGAGAATAGTTTCGATGCGCGAATGCCAGATACTTGCCCATTATGCGAAAGGAGCTGTGACTGTGAGCACTAACTGCGTCGTATGCATTAAAAGGGATCGGGACGGATTAGATGGGATGTGCGAGCCCTGTCGATCATCCACTCATGGATATCAAATATCCATCGAGACCCCAGAACAATGCCATTACTATGAATCGCACAAACTCGATTTTGACGGATGCCCTGTGACCCGAGGGGATGAAGATGTCAATGTTTCTGAAGGATCGGTCTGCTCATCCTGTTTTTATTTTAAGGGTTTGGAGTTTGGATAAATGAAAAGGACTACTTTTCCATTTTGTAAATGCGGATGCATGGAGCGGGTTGAAAAGAACAAGCAAAATAAAAAATGGAATAAATTTATTAATGGGCATAATATGAAAACCCCAGAGGCCCGTAAAATTCAATCCGAAGCCAAGGTAGGCAAAAACCATCCCTATTATGGTCAGAAGCGACCAGGGCATGCGATTATCATGACCGGCCGTAAGCGCCCTGCAAAAGCTGTAATAATAGAGCAAGGGGCAATGTGAATATACCAAAAGAATATTGGGTTGATCTTTATCAAAAATTAATGACCGAAAAACATAGCTATAAATATGACTAAATTTAAAAGAACGAGAATTAAAAAAGTTGATGCGATATTAATGGCAGATCCTCATATCGGATCAACCATCCCAGAATGTCGAATGGATAGTTTTTTTGATGCGAAAGAAAAAAAACTGGATAAAATTCTTGATCTATCCAAAAGATATGAATGTCCAATTTTAATTGCTGGGGATATTGGAGATAAGCCACAATGGAAAAACTGGCTCCTGGAATGGATCATCGGAAAATTTTATGGTCACAACATTATCGCAATCCCCGGTCAACATGATCTACCAAACCATCGCCTTAGTTTATGGGAAAAGTCTGGGATCGGAGTTTTAGCGGCGGCGGAAGTAATTACATTGCTCGGCCCGCATGATTTGGCATCCGACATAATCATGGATAGTTTTCAGATAGATGCATTTCCATATGGAGAAAAGATCCATAAAGTTGCTTTGCCTAATAAAAAATTGATGCCGAGAAAAATCGCCATGACCCATCAGATGGTCATCGAAGATAAAAAATTATGGCCGGGGCAGGATGCTCCAAAGGGACATCAGCTCCTGAAAAAATATCCCGAGTACGATTTGATATTATCCGGCGATAATCATCAGCCCTTTGTGGTCGAGCATGAAAATCGGCTCCTTGTCAATCCTGGATCGATGATGCGGATCAGGGCAGATCAAATAGATCACCGTCCTCGCGTCTATCTTTGGGATGCTAAACAGAATAAAGTCGAGCCGGTTTTTCTCCCGATTGAGAGCGGAGTCGTCAGCAGGGATCATATTGAAAAAAAGGAAAACCAGGACTCCAGAATGAGCGCTTTTGTCACATCGCTTGATCGGGATTATGAAATCGGACATCTTTACAAGGATAATTTAAAAAATCATTTTGCGGCAAATCGGACTCGTCGAGAAGTATCCGAAAGGGTCTGGGAATCTGTCGAAGGAGAAGAAAAAAATGAGTGAGTCCAATATCCAGACCGATGCCCGAGAGCAATTGCTCTCGATGAAAAATCAGATCGAAAATGCCAAAATCGAGGAGTCAAAATTGGAAGGAAAAATCGATACTGTCACGGGTCAGATGACAGATCAATTTAAGGTTGACTCCATCCAAAAAGCCGACGAAAAATTAAAAAAAATGGATCAAGATCTTGGTGTCAGAGAAAAATCATTTAACAGCGCATTTTCGGATTTACAAGGGTCATATGACTGGGAGCAATAAAAACGGCTTATTTACGATATCTATGCGTCTCATTAACAGCCCGATCTTTTCGTCCGACATTCATTATGGACGGGTGCCGCGATCGCAAGATATAGAGGCGCTGGACCCGCGGTTGAGTAAACGCACTGATATCGTGGGTTTGCGGGGATTTTAAAATGTCCGCTAATCGCTCATAACTCGGTCTAATCACCGCTAATCGGACATTTTTAAAACCGCGGTCTTATAACTAATTGATTTAATAGTCGATAAAAAGGGATCATGAATATTCACAAATTAAAGAGCCTTTTGGATGAGAAAAAAGGAGTCAGAAAATCCAAAAAAGAGGATCTAAAAAATGCAAAATCCCGAGCCGTCGAGGCAAGAAAAAATCTGCGATTTTCTGAGATGGCAGAAAAGATAATTCGGGAGGTCGCACTCCAGACTCAACGACAATTGGAATATCATATTTCTGAATTAGTCACCCTATCCCTTGCCGGTATTTTTCCTGATCCATATGAGTTGCATGTCGAGTTTGTGGAGCGCAGAAAAAAGCCGGAGTGCGATGTCTTATTTAAAAAAGGGGATCAATTTTTTCATCCCATGAGATCGGTCGGGGGCGGGGCAGTGGATGTCGCATCCATCTCATTAAGATTTGCGATGTGGTCAATCAGACAGCCGCGGACACGGCCCTTTCTATTTTTTGATGAGCCATTCCGTTTTCTCAGCAGAGACCTCCATTACAAAGCGAGTATGATGCTCAAGGAGATATCGGAGCGGCTCAAGATCCAGATCCTTATGGTCAGCCATAGTCCTGATCTTATCGAAGGAGCGGATCGGGTATTTGAGACATCAATCAAAAATGGAGTGTCATCTGTCGGAACATTGGAGGAGTCAATGACCAATGAGATAAAGATATAATAAAAATCCATCCCGATTAGTTTTAGAAGCTTTTATCGGATCATGTCCAGAAGGCATGGAAGCTTCTCATTTGGATGGTGACAATCGAAATGATCGACTATCAAATTTAATATGGGAATCTCATATTGATAATGAAAAAAGAAAAGTAGCTCATGGAACTATAAATCGAGGAGCACGGAACGGAGGGGCCAAATTAACAAGGGATCAGATTCGGCAAATAAGAAAAGAGTATAAAACGGGGCTAATCTCACAAAAGGCGCTGGGCTACAAATTTAATATAAGCCAACCTCAAATATTTAATATCGTCAATAATAAACACTGGATTGAAAATGAAATCAAAATCTAAAGTCGTAGCGGTGATTCAGGCAAGAATGAGATCAGGAAGATTGCCGGCAAAAGTATTATTACCCCTCGCCGAGATGCCTGTCTTGTGGTGGATGGTTAAAAGAGTCATCTCAGCAGAATTAGTGGATCAGGTCGTGATTGCTACAACATCTCATCCGGCAAATGCTCCGATATTCCAATTTTGCCATGTCGTGGATAGGATCGGGCTATATATCAATCAGCCATCATGCTTTCAATATCATGGGGATGAAGACGATGTGATCGGCAGAGTACTCGCCGCGGCCGAAGGGATCGGGGCAGATATCATTGTCGATATTACTGCCGATTGCCCGATGGTAGATCCGAGACATATTGATTATTTAATAAATTATTTAGATTCTCAAAAATGGGATTATGTTTCAAATGATATTATAAAAAGATCCTGGCCCGACGGATTAGATATTCAAGTCTATCCAACTGAAATATTGAAAAAATGCAAAAAATTATATAATCCAAAGCAACATTGTGGTTGGAATATCGCTCAATATCCAGATGTTTTTATTGCAGGGAATTGGTCAGCTCCATCAGAGATGCATTGGCCGGAGCTGGGGTTGACGCTTGATACGCAGGAAGACTATTATATGCTAAAGGCCTTATTCATGGAGTTCGGCGATGATCCATTATTTCGGGTCGAGGATGTAGTCAAATTATTAAAAGAGAATCCAGAGTTAATAACCAATAAAGATGTAAGGCGCAAGACGCCGGAGGAAGGATAAAGTTTGCGGGCGGGGAAATTCCAAATGATCGATAAATCCCTTCATTTGGATCAGGGATGATAGATAAGCCACTGGGTCACCCCACCAGAGGGCGATCATATCACCCGTCCGCAATACCAAATTTAAATAAAGGAGGATAAAAAATGTACAAAGTAGCAATCGTAGGATGCGGATCAATCGGGGCATTAAAACCGGATGAGATTGACGGCCCCGGATCTGAAAACATCCTGACCCATGCCAATGCCGTAGATAGGCATATCAAGACAGAATTATTTGCTGTCATCGATCCCGACAAGGATCAATTGGTCAAAGCAAAAACCAAGTGGCAGGCCAAAAGGGCTTTCACATCCCTTGGTCAAATGCACGAGATAGATCCCGAGCGACCGGAAATTATCATCATTGCCGTCCCTACGAATCAGCATATTAATATTATCGGAAACATTTTTTCAGGTAACATTCATCCCAGATTAATAATTGTCGAAAAACCATTCGGGGGAAATCTCATACAGGCGAATACCATGGTTGAATTAGCCGGCAGATATAAAATTCCGATCATGGTCAATTATCCCAGGCGATATACCCGAGGATATAATGAGTTTAAAGTTTTACTGGACAAGGATGCGCTCGGCAAGATCTTTAATGCCAGGGTGCTCTATACTCGGGGGCTAAAGCATGAGGGATGCCATGCCATCGATTTGATGAATTGGTTTTTTGGAAAGTGTCTTGATTGGAATGTCGGGTGTGGCTTGGGATTTGCAGATCGGAACGAAGAGGATATGACCCTTGAAGTCGTCTCTTCATTTGAAAAATGTTCGTCAGTTATCTTCCAGCCCTGCGACGGTCGGGCATATGGGATCTTTGAAATTGATATCACTGCCGAGGAGGGCCGATTTCGATTTATCGATAATGGTCTTTTTCTGGAGCGGTATCCGATCAACGAAGCAAATGAGTGGGGACATAAATCCCTGGATTATAAATTGACCAGTGTGATCCGAACAGAGACTCAATTAAATCTGGCAATGTATAATCTGATATCCAATGCGGTCAATTTTCTCGATGATCAAGAATCCTTGATCTGCACGGCGGAAGATGCGATTAAGATTCATAAAATATTGGACGAGAGTTAATCAGATTTCCCGTACGGGTTGTCCCGATTTTACTCATCGCCGATGTGTTCCGAGTCGGTCCCTGATCTTTTCGGGACGTAAAATGGATTGAAGATCCGGGGATGTACCTCCATGAAAGGGATGGGCGGTTTGGAATACAATTATCGGAGCTAAAAACCGCCCATCCATTTTTTAAATAAAAGGAAAAATAAATGAGTAAATTAGCGATCCACGGGGGAGATCCAATAAGGACAGAATTCTTCCCATCACAGAATACAATTGATGAAAAAGAGATCAAGGCGGTGATGGATATCATGAATGGCGGACGCCTGTCAGGATATCGAGCCAACTGGGGAAAAGAATTCTGGGGAGGTCCGGCTATCCAAGCGCTTGAGAAACAATGGCAGGAAAAATTTAATGTCAAGCATGCGATCCCCTGCAACTCTGCAACGAGCGGATTGCAGATCGCCTGCGGAGCAATCGGCCTTGGCCCATATGATGAAGTGATTGTGACTCCCTACTCCATGACCTGCTCGGCCACAGCGCCTTTAGTCTGGGATGCGATTCCGATCTTTGCGGATATCGAGCCGGACTATTATTGCCTTGATCCAAAATCGATTGAGGAAAAGATCACCCCTGAAACAAAAGCGATTATCGCCGTCAGCATCTTTGGTCAGCCCTATTCATGGGAGATCAATAAGATCGCTAAAAAGCATGGGCTCATGGTGATCGAGGATGCCGCTCAAGCTATCGGCTCTCATTTATACGGCAAGGATACCCCCGACAGAAATGAGACCCTTGCCGCAGGGACACTCGGGGACATCGGAGTCTACTCATTTAATTATGGGAAGCACATCACCTGCGGAGAGGGAGGAATGATCGTCACAGATAATGATGATCTCGCCCTGCGATGCCGATTGATCATGAATCATGCCGAGGCCGTCATCAATGATATGATATATAATAAACATGCCGATGGCGGATTGATTATCCCTCCCCGATATAATATGCTCGGATTCAATATGCGGATGACAGAGTTGCAAGCCGTCATCGTCAGCGAGCAACTAAAGAAATTTGATGATCTGCTCCATGATCGAAAAAACAATGTCCAGCCATTGAGTCATTATCTGGGTGAGATCCCACCGATCACCTTTTCTCCGACAAGGCCAAATTGCACTCATTCATATTATGTCTGCTCTTTTCAATGGGATCAGGATCAGGCAGATGGTCTTCATCGCAATGATTTTATCAATGCGGTCAAGGCGGAATTGCCGCCCCGCATCCATCGGGAGTCTGAGGATGTCCAGATCGGATGCGGATATATCAAGCCGGTCTATTTATTTCCGATCTTTCAGAATCGGAAATTATATGAGGGATGCGGAGAGTACCCTTTTAATATGTCCCCGAAAAAGATCAAGGGCGAATACAATAATTATCAAAAGGGATCATGTCCGGTGTGCGAAGATCTCTGGGAAAACAAATTATTTTTGACCTTATATCATGCGCCAAACTCCACCCCTGAAGATTGCATGGATGTAGCCAAGGCATTTGAAAAAGTCTGGGAGAATCGAAAAGAGCTGATATGAATCGACGGGGCTTTATAAAATTTATCACTTGGGCGCCGTTGGCTTTTATGATTCCAAAGATCCTGATCATCAAAAAGCCAAGACGACTAATGTGGGATGGATGGCAAGACGGAGGATATCTTGTCCCCGATCATATTGCTAAAAAGATAATCAGGCGCTTTAAATTTAATATCAGACCTCATATTAAAGGGAGGGTAATATCATGATCAGATTCATTGCCGAGATAGGATCGAATCACAATCAATCCCATACCCGTACGATGCGACTCATCGAAGCCGCTAAAAGGGTCGGATGCTGGGGAGTCAAATTTCAATTGTTTAGGGCTAATCAATTATATGCGCCGGAGTTTAAGGCTAACATCGAAGCATTTAAAAAATGCGAATTGCCCGAGCATTTTTTGTCTAATATCAGGGACACCACCCATGGTCTATCACTCAAATTCGGGTGCACCCCCTTTGATCTAAAAGCCGTCGATATTCTGACTCCATATGTGGACTATTTAAAGATCGGATCATATGAGACCTTGTGGACGCCACTTATCCACAAGATGATTGATACCGGCTTACCATGGATGCTATCTGCGGGGATGCTTGATCATGATGCGCTCCATACTATGATGAATGAGATTTATGTCAGATCAGAGAACTTGCCCAAATGCGTCTTCCATTGCAATTCAAATTATCCGGCGCGCGTCGAGGACTGCAATTTAAAAGCCATGAAAGATCTGGCGATGATATTTTCAAACTCAATCGAAGGATGGCCCGGCACTGGATGGAGCGATCATACCGTTGAGCCTGGGGTGATCCACAAGGCGATTGAGATTGGCGCCCGATATATTGAATTCCATTTTGATCTTGAGGACGGCGAGGGATTTGAATCCAAAATCGGGCATTGCTGGAAACCCAGTCAGATCGCTCCGGTGATCCATGATGTCGGGATCGGTATGGCGGCAATATCATCCGATGAGACCAATGAAATCGAAGCCAAAAAATGGAGAACCTCCCCCTGCGATGGATTGCGTCCGATGCAGGAGTTTAGAAGGGAATTATTAAATGAAGCATAAAACCATATTTCATCGACCCGATACATATGCCAGTTTTCCATTATTGCGACAAAAGGGCGATGATATCATAATCGGATTTTTTGTCGCTCCCGTCCCTGATCATTGCGGTTTATATTCTTGGGCGGAAATGATATCCCGCGATGACGGGGAGTCATGGGAAAACTATCAGGACTATGATCACTCCGATTGGCCCTGCCTATCCTCAAGAGAAGTATCCGACAGATTTACGGCCTCTATAAATGATGTCGATTTGATGACCGGATCTTTTGGATTCATGGCCGCTCCCCATAAAAGCAAAAAGATGAAGATGAGAAAGAGCCGGTCACTATTTCAAAGGCTCTCAAAAAACGATTGGAAATCGTTTTATCATCGGATATATACCCTCCCCGATGTCGATATCATTGTGACCTTTCCCAGGATCTTTCAATCGGGATCTTTGATCTTGATCCCAGCATATGCGATCCTGAAGGAATATGATTTTAGCCGGTGCTTTGTCTGGCGATCTGCTGACGGCGGGGATAACTTTAAATTATGGAATATGTTTCCGGATAGCATCGATGGAAATGAGATGGCATTTGCAAGGGGTCATGACGATGCCATCCTTGCGCATATCCGCTCCGATAATCATCCGGCATTGATGGAGTCATGGTCGGATGATCAGGGATTGACTTGGTCTTATCCAACGGAAGCCCAGATAAGCTATATTGATGCGGATATAGAAAAAAAGAATCAGGTCTATATAAATGAAATCCGAAATGTGATCGGGGGCCCTTCCCACTTATTAGAGCTGACGGATGGGCGATTATTATGCTCATTCGGATATCGATTCAAGAAGATGGGAATTCGGGCGATGACATCAAAGGACGGGGGCCGGACATGGGGAATCCCTCGGATACTAAGGGATGACGGCGGCTATCTCAGTTCGCTCCATAAAAAGGCGCGTCCTTGGCATCGCAAGATTAATATCTGCCCTGGCAATGATATCGGATATCCGGTTTCAATCCAATTGAAAGATGATTCGATCCTGACGGCTTATTATGTCACCCCGAAGGATAGGGTTACCCAAATCGCAATCACTAAATGGAGCGCCTGATGTGCTCGGTAGAATGGCAATATAAACGAGAAAGCATATCGCATGGGCTCATCGAAAAATTGAATGAGCTGGGGGCGGATGGATGGGAAGTCATAAGTATGAAAGAACATCATATCCATTGCCCCGAGGGCGGATATCAATCGACCACGGTATATCTAAAAAGGAGGGTAAATGAACTGGGCGAATAAAGAGATCTTGATCACGGGCGGCACCGGATCTTTGGGAAGGACGCTGACCAATACATTTCTCGCCGCTTCTCATAATTGGGTTCCCAAAGGGATCAGGATATTCTCAAGGGACGAGCTGAAGCAATGGGAAATGAAAAAGGAAATCGATGATCGGGCACCCGTATCATTTCTTGTCGGGGATATCAGGGATCGCAAAAGAGTCGAGTTGGCGACCAAAGGGGTCGATATAATCATCCATGCGGCGGCATTAAAACAGGTGCCAGCCTGCGAGGATAATCCCCTTGAAGCAATCCAGACCAATGTGATCGGGGCGCAAAATGTCTTATATGCCGCCCTTGAAAATGATATCAAAAAGGTCATGGCCATATCCACAGACAAAGCGGTTTATCCGATCAATCTCTACGGGGCGACCAAATTATGCGCCGAGAAATTATTCATCCAGGGCAATGTCTACTCGGGCGGAAGATCCCCGCTCTTCTCCTGCTGTAGATATGGAAATGTTTTGGGGAGCCGAGGATCGGTCGTCCCCTTATTCAAGGAGCAATATCAAAAGACGGGAAAGGTTACCGTCACGGATAAGCGGATGACAAGATTCTGGATCACTCTCCCGACCGTCGCAAATTTTATCATCGGGGCAATCGATCGAATGATTGGCGGGGAACTCTTTATCCCAAAAATGCCAAGCGCCGGCATCATCGATATTATCAATGCGGTAACCCCAGATGCGGAAGTCGTCGATATCGGAATCCGTCCTGGAGAAAAGATCCATGAGATCTTGATCACAAAAGAGGAGGCGGAGACCTGCGCCTTTAATCCCGAAATAAGCGGATATATCATCCATCCAGATACCCCATATAAATTTCATGAGTATCGGAGCGATACCACCGCTTGGCAAATATCACCCCAAAAGATAAAGGAGATGATCGATGGTTGATCGAATGTACCAAACAGACCGATTTTATGTCCGTCCTTTAAATGAGCAAGATCTTGCCGGCAATTATCGATCATGGTTTCATGATCAGGAAGTGACCAAGCACAACTCGCATGGGCTCTTTCCCTATACAAAAACAGCCATGAAGCAATTCTTTGAGCAATTGGAATCGGGACCAAATATTGTGTGGGCGGTGATGATCCCGAGGGATTCTCTCCTCAAGAAAGATGATTGCCAGACCGGCTATTGCCGCGATGGAATGGGAGATATCCATATCGGCAATGTAACCCTGCAGTCAATCAATTGGATCAATAGGAGCGCCGAGTTTGCCTGCGTATTCGGAGAAAAAGAATACTGGGGTAAGGGATATGGAACCGAGGCGGCGGCATTGATCTACGATCATGGATTCAAAAAATTAAATCTGCATCGGATCTGGACGGGGACAGCCGATACCAATGAGGGGATGAAAGGCATCGCCAGAAAGCTCGGGATGATCGAGGAGGGCCGATTTAGAAATGGTACTTTTCTCAATGGTAAATATGAAGATGTCGTCGCATATGGAATCCTCGATTTTGAATGGGAGGGAGTTTTAAAAAGGATAATGCGTGAACCACGGTAAGATCTTAAAAGAGATATCCGATATCAGATCCCGCAATAATAAAAACTGGATGCGGCTCCTTGAGCTGGCTTTTGAGATTGCCCCAGACAGAGCAAAGGGGATCATGGCGGATATTGTAGAATGCGATCAGGCAATAACTAAATTATGTAAGGAGATGATCGATGACAAAGGATAAAACTTGCTCCTGCGAGATCGGAGGAAAGAAAATATCAGGGCTCCCGATTATCAAGCAGAATAAAGATATCAAGCAGAATAAAGAAACCGTGATCGTGCTATATAAGGGATCTCAAATCAAAAGGCATCGGGAGAAACATAATGTCAAAATCAAGTAAGATCTTTAACAAAAATATGAAAGCCCTTCGATCCATAAATAAGCCGCATGTTAAATGGATTGAGAAAGCGCCAGATGTAAAATGGATACAGCCGATCAAAAGCCGCAAAGGAAACAATCTTTTGGTCAAATCCGGAGGGGAGATCAATCCGGTCTACGATATGGATGATCCTGGTAAGCTGGCAAATGCTTATGTCAAGGATCTAAAGAAGATGAAAAAATTGTATAAGGAAAGTATCAGCATCCTTGTCGGCATGGGGTTGGGATATCTGACGGAATCTCTGCTCAAGAGCATGGAAAAGGGGCATCGATTATTAGTCATCGAACCGGTCGCCCATATGATCAGGCTCGCCTTTCATCAATTTGATTTCTCAAAATATATAGCAGATGGTCGATTGATGATGGTCCCGGCGGATAATGATACGATCATCGGAGCACTACAAACATTAAGCGGGGCTCGAGTTATATCCGATTGGCATTTGACCATCAATAAATATACACAATTTCGGCGGGAGGAGTATGCCAATATAATAACATTGACATCCGAAGTCCTGAATCAGATCCTATGTAATACGGGAACAGTGGCTGGGGATGCCGGAGCCATAATCGCAGACAATGATATCGCTTGCCTACCCTATGTCATCCGGCATCGGGGAGTCGCTGAGCTGACAAATATCTTTAAGGGCAAACCGGCGATCCTTGTCAGCACCGGCCCATCGCTCGCAAAAAACATTCACCATCTTATCGACCTCAAAGATCGGGTCATAATCGTCGCTGTCGGCCAAGCATTGCGCGTTTTACTGGCATATGACATCCGCCCTGACTTCATATGTACCGTGGACTTCGGAGACATCAATATGGGGCATTTTGAAGGGCTCATGGATAGCGATGTTCCATTGATCACAATCAATCGGGCATATGCCCCCTTGCTCAAGGCTTGGCAGGGACCAAAATTTATTGCAGCAACTCCGGTGCCAGGATTTGAGCACATGGCAACGGGGATCTTGACCGACAAGGGGCATATCGAAGCGGGAGGGTCTGTCGCTCATTTATGTTTAGGAGTTGCTCAATTACTCGGATGCAATCCGATCACATTTGTCGGTCAAGATCTATCTCTCGGCGCGACCTCCCATATAGCGCAGGCAGATGCAATGGGAGAAATCCTTGTCGGAGAAAATGGGCAAATCCTGTGGAAGGTCAATGATCAAAGATGCCGATTGCATAGCGATGAAATGGTCACCATGGGTTACGCTCATAATATCCCCGGATATTATGGCGGGGAAGTGACAACCAATATGGGACTGGCGTCCTTTTTAACCGTCTTTGAAAGCATGGTGGAACGGCATCAATCGATCAAGGGTAATCTCATTATAAATGCGACAGAAGGCGGGGCTCGGATCAAGGGAACCAAATTGATGTCGCTCAAGCAGGTGATCAAAAAATATTGTCAAGATCCGATTGATAAGAACCATCTTAAATCGTTATTGACCATGGCCGAAGATGGCGATGAGTTGATCTCAAAGGTGATCCCGCTTTTACAGGATGATATTGATCGACTCGATGTGATAATCAAAAATTGCCGGATCGCAAAAGCGGTCAATCATGGAATGAAGACCTTGATGTCCCGATCCAAATATAAAAAGCTCCTTCCCAAGAAAAGAGAAAGGCTTTTTGATCGATGTCTTGCCGAGGCCAGAGAGGATAGTAGCGCTAATACAACGGCTCTCAATTATTCATTTTACGACAAGCTTTTAAAGGCGCTCCCCAAAAAATCCCCTGTCCGACACATCATCGTCTTATCCGTCAAAAACTTTCATCACTCTGAAATAGCGCATCAGCAATCGATTCAAAACCCCCTTGTCAATGTTGCTATATATGGGGCGAGTCGGGCGATATATGATCGGGATCTTAAAGCCGATCAGACGATTAAAGCATTTTTAAAGGATTTTGAAACAGCGATGATCAGAATGAATCGAAATAACCTAATCCTCAACGCCGCGCAGGAAGCCTCCGAATCATTGCACAAATCCTATAATAAAACCCTTGATTTACTCAAAGAGTATGACGAGACCAAAAATAACGATCTACTGGTGATCGGCGATGATTACAAGGTGGATCTGGACGATGCCGAGGACTATTTTGAAAAGGGCAATTGGGCGCATCCTTTATTGGATGCGCAGAAGAAAATGCACCATTCGAATTACGATGCACTTGATCAAGACGTACGTATGGTGATCAGGGATATTCATATCAAAGCCCTTGAAATGAGAAATACGGACATCGAAAAGGCCAAAGAGTCCGAGGATAAACATCATGATGAAATGGTCAAATTGATCAAATGCAATGATCTGATTGAACGGAGTCGGGAACTGGGATTAAAAGAAAAGGATTTTAAGGGGGCCCTGGCGCTATTGAGAAAAGCGGTTAAATTGATCCCCGACAATATGGAGGCATGCTGGGGGCTCGCATCGGCTTTGCATCATTCGAGATATCTGGATGAATCCGTGTCCGTCTATAAAAAATTGGTTGCCGATTATCCCGATAACTTAAGATTCAAATTTGAAATGGCTCAAGTGATGCTGATCAACAAAACCATGGATGTCCAGGATGGACTCAAAATTGTCGGGGAGGTCATGGCAATCACCGACGAGTTCGACCATTTCTTATCAAAGATCGGGGATATCTATATGCAAAGCAATTTGCCCGATGAGGCATGTATCACATATCAGGGATATCTCGACAAGTATCCCGCAGACTTTGACGCATGGCTTAGATATGGCCTTGCTCTAAAAGCGGCGGGAAAGCCCCGTCAAGCTGACTTAGCTCGTAAAAAAGCGAGGGAGATCAAACCTGATCACGAGCCTTCTCAAGTCGCATTAAAAAATATTACCCATTCAGATTGCTAACTCGATGGCAATGGGAAATCAGATTTAACCTTATCAGACATAGCCACCTGAGCATCACCGTCTGGCCCGATATCCACACCATTGGCCTTCATATATTTAAAAGCCTTGGTGATGTTGTCCAATTGATCACCTTTTGGATCATATATCTCTCGCCTACTAAGCTGGCACAACTCAATATCAGTCAGACCTTCCACCCATTTTTGATTTTTGTTGTCCCACTCATCGACCTTGAAAGTATATGGCTCGGGGCGAGTGGTTGGAAAACCAACGGGAGGGGACTCACCTAATGCAAGTTCAATTGTTTCCTGAGTAATAGGGTCGTAGCATTCAAACTTTCTGAAGTCAGGAACTATCTCCCAGGACTCTCCATCAAACACCGCCATCTGATTTTTTTTAAAAGAGGGAGGCGCTATGATGGTAGCGTTTGCCGGAACAAGAAAAACAGCTTCTCCTTTTTCCTTGGTCACCAAAGGGTCTAATTGTGCAACCCGTGACCCAAGGTATTCCCCTGTATCTGGATCATAATCATAAATATTCATAAGCCCTCTCCTTTAATATTTTATGCAATACACCACATTGATGTTGATTGGCCTATCCTCACTTCCACCAACCGTTGTTGAGCCGGATGGACCCATATCAACATTGGCCGCAACATTCAATAAATAGTTCGCAGCGCCCACCGCCCACACTCTGGTTATATTCGGAGTCGTGCTATTGGCGGCTCCAGTTTGACCTCTCGGATAATGATTATGACTCTCAAACTCATGATCTTGTGTCGTACCCACATTATCGCCTGCCGTGCCGTCGCCTCTGTTTGCTCTGGCCCCAGCATCTGGATCTCGGCCTGCGCCGTTATCCTGGCCTCGCATAAATCGCCCACGATAATCAGGCAAATTGAAATGGGTGCCGTCAACATTGCCATAGGTAACGCCAATGACAGCAAACAGATCGGCATAAGTTGCCCTCAACAAAGAAGACCCATCGCATTCAAGATAACCCGATGGAGGGGTGGCGGCAGGGTATGATATAACTGTTCCAGCTGGAACAGCGCCTTGAGCGATAAGCAGATCAAGGGCTGACGCCAACTGATCGCCGGTCTCAGTAGAGGCGGTCTTCAATGTCAATCCAGCGCCCTCAATGGCATTTCTCAACTCGTTTTGGACGGCATTTAGCCAATTGGCGGTGAGGGTCGTCCCTGGAGGGCCATCCTGAAACAGATTGCTGGCATTGTTTGCTCCTTCTGTTTTATGCATGATATTCCTCCTTTATACGCCGGTGATTGCCCAAGCGGCAGTTCCATCAAAGCGCCATTTATAAATCGACGGATATGTCACCGTACCCGATCCGACAACATATCCTATGATCCCACCGGTGCGACTATCGCTCGTCCCGACCTCGGCGTCAATGCTGGCGGATGTGGAAAGCGCACCGGATTGCAGATAAACCGGCTTGCCGATAAATCCGCTCAATCGGGACAATCCACTATCATAAATCAGGCCCTGAATCAGAATCTTGACATCAACCGCACCTGACGCATAGCTATCCGCAGGGATTCCCCTTGCCGGATTTGCCTCTGATCTGGAAAGATCTGCAGGCCACCAGTTCCCCGAAACCTGATTGTAAGCGAGGGGCATCCCAAAAGATGCGCTATGATCACTATGCATCGTCTGAGAGTAAAGATGAAATCCCCTTGTCGTCTTGTCGGTCGTGATCCCCAAAACAACCGGGCCATTGAAAAAGTCCCCAGCATAAGAAAATTCGGGATCTTCCATGATCGTCACGATAACATCTCTTGCGTCCTGAGCCGAAATATTCCCCGTCACATTATCTGCCAACAAGGCAAGTATCTGGGCTCTTGTTCTTTGTGTGTCAGCCATTTCTCAAATCCTCCTTTGTTTGATTTACTCATTATCCAGGTTTATGAAAATTAACATCGAAAGCGTCGGGATCGAAATCCCCGCCATAATTGACATCAAATCCAAGACCAAATGACTTATTAAAAGCCCCCTGCAAATGGCTTGTTTGATCCGACAATAATGAATCAAAAGCGGAACTAAACGCCTGAGCAAATGCGGGACCATCAAAATCAAATGTCAATATAGTATGCCCCGGCTTATATTTTCTTAAAATACATATCAACGGATCAGTACCAGGGATATATGAAAGGGGATCACCAGCGGCTCCACTACCAGCCATGAAATAAATGACATCCCCACTACCATATGTGATAGTGACTTTCCAATAGAATATATTTTTTTGATCACCACAAGGATCACCTGCACCATGGACACCGCACCAAAATGGGGTATATTCTGTGATGGTGATTGTCCATCCCAAAGTGGCCGCGAGTTCAATAAAATATGCCGGATTTTGTCCGCCTAAACTAATCAATCGGGTATGGACCGAGGATCTCCTTTCAGGAATCGTTTGTCCTTCCTCGGAGCATTCATCCGGCAATCCCAGATCGCTTTCATGATCTTCCAGCAACTCGGATGTATAGCGGGTATCCCTTTCCTGCGCCAGATCCGCAGATCTCCCATCCACCCGAGCAAGCTCCTCAGCCACCCCTAATAAAAATTCTGTCAAGGTCGAATCTTCATCCCGATTCCATGCCGCCCCCCCTGGTAAAAGGGATTGCAATAATCGTAAATAATTCGTCGCTGTCCACCTCATGATTCCCCTTTAATAATCACTAAATGTTATGGTTCCCAATACATGAACCTCATCAACCGCGGCGGTTACATCCGCCACAGGGGTATCCAATCGATGAGTTACTTCCGCTGTCGCAAGGCTAATGGCTTCGCTGATCTTTGAAAGATATATCGTTTCCTCGGGTCCGCCATCTCTTAAAATCAAATCTGCCAGATTATTTTCAACCGCGTCCTGCACAGCCGTTGTATTTGGGGAAATGGCAATGGTAAAATTAATCGATAAAAGATTTAGTTCGATCATAAATAATCCAGGTTCCGCTGTAACTGGACATCCAACGGTCTTGCCGGTGGCCGGATCTTCATGCTCAACAATATAGGCTCGGACAAGATCCCGCTGTGTAGAATTTGGTATAATACTATCATCGCCATCCCTGACAAATGCGATTCCGATTGTCCCAAGTCCTTGATATAGCGGCTGAGACCAAGATCGGGTAACTCCTGAAACCTCCAGCGCCCATGCCTCATAATCAAAATCCGCACCGCCATGCGGGGGCTGTCTTTTTCGGGCTAAGACCCTTTCCCTCAATGCGGAATCCGCCTCTTCATCCGATCCTCCGGAAATACCATCGGCATCCACAGTGATAGTAGTATCAATCCCCGCAATCGGACTGGAAAAGGTTAAAGAAATCCCCGCATCGTCGTTCCCATCCGCACCGGCAACAGATGCCGTAAAATCCAAAGTGGCGATGCCCCCAGCAACTATAACCTCTTCATCAGTCGTATATATCTGATCATCGGATGAGACCAATTCACTACCCGCAGGAATTGGAGTGCCATTTGCCCCAGTGGCTTGCCCTGATCCAATCGCCACAACGGCCGCTTTTCGGGCAATCCCATATTCAGATGAATGGGATTCGAGCCCTGCCTCATCTGCTATCGAAACAAATAACTGCCTTGCCTGATAATCCAAATATTCATATAATAGATGAACTGCGCCACCAATGATCCTTGCGATAACGCTAAGCGTTGACCTCCTTAATAAAGATGTCGCTCCGGTTATCCGAGTCTGAAAATCGGATATGATCCGATCAACGATTTCCTGTAATGTATTTCGAGTAAATGGCATTTGTTATCCCCTTAGCGCTTGAGCCGTCCATTGCGCCCCAAAATTAAATGCTTCTGCGTTTCCGTCTACGCGGCGAATTTTTATGGAGATCCCCAGACGATCGCTTCCCACTATTTTTTCTCGCTCGGCCACCACGACAACCTCCGCAGCGACCCCGTCGTCTATTAGCCATTGCAATGCCTCCTCCGCATACTCCTTTGCCTTTACCAAAACGCTTTCAAGAGTTTTCTCCCGATTTAATAACCATAATCGGGAACCGATCTGATCCCCTTCAACATCTGGGGATATCAGATCACCCCACCAACCCCGTCGATTTTGACTATTCGGATCTGGCAAAATATCATCCGCCCTTGCTCTTCGATCTGAAAACAAACTAATGATCACAGCCGTCTCAAGTCCTTCATCCGATTCCAGATCCTGCGAATCTACGAGAAAGTTAAAATCGCCTTCCATCAATGTCGTATCCCATGCTATTCGAATATCATTAGACATCATTCTCCCTTTACTTTGGATGTTGCATGGCCGGCAGGGGTCATTGCGACGGTTGGCGCTCCGGAATTACCAATCCCACCACCATTTGCATGAACATGCGCATTAAATAAGGCGATGAATCGTTCATCGACCATTGCTCTCAATGCCGCAAAATTTGGACCTCCCAACGCTACTTGCGGGGAGTTAATAATATGCCCAGTCACATTAACATGGGTTTCAGATGGAGTGGTGACGGTCTTGCTTGTATCCAGCACCTCTATAATCTGATCCCCTTTGATATCAAAGATCCGGCCTCTCTTTAAATGGATGCGAAAATCACCTGGGGATAAATCCTCATCCGTATAGATTGCGACCTCGCCAGCAACTAAATCAGTCGGCCGATATTCCCGATCATGAACACAGATCGCGATTCCCTGATCTCGATTGCCATTTATAAATACAGCCGCAACCTCGGCGTCCTCCAATGGGTATGTCTCAAATCCATATTCTTGAAAGCGCTCCATATCTGATATGGTCTCTCCCTGCAAAGCGATGATCTGGATCTTTTGGGTCTTCTCGGCATTATTAACATATGTGAGGATTGCCCGACCAAGCAGCAAAAATATCTTTTTTTGTATTGGAGCGATCAATCTTTTAAAGCTTTTGAAATCCATTATTGCACCGTTAATTTGGTTTTCCAATCAACCCCGGACTTGATCTTTTTAATCGGTTCCTCTAAAAGCGCATAGGTATCAGGATCGACCAGCGTCATCGTGGTCGTTGTCCCAGACTCATTGTCCTTTGTATAATTGATTGATGATATCAGCAGGGTTCCATCAATCTGTAAAAAATCGTCCTTGACTTTGACAAGAGAATTTAAAGGCCATATGATCCCATTCGATTGAGTCCAGCCCTGCACTTTATATTGCAATTTTCTGGATGCGCCTGCTCGCTTGGTCGCTTCCCATCTTGCCCGATCAAGGCATCTTGCCGCATCGCAAGGGGTCTCTGTAAAAATGACGATCGGTCGATATCTTAAAATCACATCATCTGTCTGCTCGCCCACTGGATGCGCCGCATCCGCCACTTCCTTTTGATCCGTCATCGAACCTTGACCCTTTACAATATAAGTCTGAAAACGCTCCTTATTGGATTGATCAATACTCCCTGATAATATATTGACTCCTTTTTCAAGGGGATCATTGGTAAAGCGACCCCCAGCCCTCGTCAATGTCAATGCTCCATCACCATAGCTAACAGGGAGAATAGCTTTCATCTGACATAATTTTAAGATCAGATCGAAAACCGCATCCCCTTCATTGGCTTTAAACTCCGGCATTTTGAAAGTCGCTTGATCAGTAACAGAATCATCAGTGTTGACCGAAATATCAAAGGGATCACAAAGCGCCTTGATTATTTCTTCGACCGCTTTTTCCTTCCATTCATTTGGGGTCTCGACAAAAGGGCAATCAACCAAATCACCGGTTTTATCCCGTCCGCCAATCTGGATATTGTGACCGCTCGCATCATAGCTGATCGGGATATCCTCGATATATCCGGTGATGATCTTTTGGTCTGCAATCTCGACAGAACATTCATCCCCTATCGCCAAGCCCCATTTTTGCGCATTGCCCGGAAAAATATCTGTCGCTGCCAATCCAAAAGATCCGGCCATACTGGACAAGGACTTCTCAATCGAGATATTTGTCCAGCCACCAAATTCAAGACCATTAACTTTTAAAACTATCTTGCTCATTCGCTTAATATCTCAACCGTCTGTCCGCCCGGCATAAATCCAGGATGCTTGATCAGCGGTCTGTTTCTTGTTATGATTTCTTTTTCCCGATCGAGATCCTCATATCGATCATAAGCCAAGATCAATGCCGGCATCGTCGCAGGCGGAACCTTATACTCTACGATATCCGCAAGAGGCGCCCCGATCCCCAACATGGATTCAACAATTACCGGCCGCAGGGATTGGAGCGCTTGGTAATTATTTGGATCAGCCACCGTGATATTATAAGTCGCAAAATCTTCATTTGCCGCATCATTTCCTAATTTAAGTAATTGGGCGTCAATGGCTTCGATCAATTCTTCCATTATTTCAATCACGGAATCATGGCTTGTAAATTCGATCCGAATAGCGGATTTGCAAGCGGTCGTTATCGCAGTCAATCGAGCCATATTGACCATTGCAACCTGATTTGCCGCCTCCCTCGCTCTGGATGAGGTACTTATAGTGATGGATTCCAATTCCCCGCCATAAGGGCTCGGATCATCATTTCCCAAATCTTCCCCATATCGAGCCATAGCCAACGAGGATCTCGTCACCGTCTTTCCATAATCCTCCGCAACGACCGCAGGATCAGACATCGTGCTCCCCTCAAATCCATCCGTAGACGGCCAATCAACTTGAGCCCCAGACATCGGGCCGGATGAGATCCCTCGCACAGCGCTACTACAAGCACCAAATAATTGGCTAACGACTATCTCTCCATATTGACCAAAAAGACTTAAAAGACCATTCGACATACCGATGAGATCATTTGCCAATCCACAGGTATCTGCAATAGTCGTCAAATTTATAGCGGAATATTGCTCGGATAATGCAGTCAGCGCTTTGGATATCTGGGCGGGGCCTGCTCCCTGAATAGCAGAGATGGCGGATCTCATCATAGTATTAAGCTCGCCAACCGCAGCCAATGCGGATTCAGCCGAAAATCCCGCAACATCCTCTCCATCATATATTGCACCAAATCCATCGACTCCAGAATCCAGAGAATCCTCAACCGCATCATCAACCGCTTTTACATGATCAAGAATTGGCTTTGGATAAGGGGCCTTTGTCTTCTCCGCTCGGACAAAGGACATGCGAAATCGAGCCATCCCGCCGCCATGAAATGATTCATCAATGCTGGCTTTTCCGATAAGGCTGACGATCAATGTCCCATAAAAAGGATGAATCAAAGTCCCAGGACCAAATTCTTTTAATGCTTTAATCAGGGCGTCCCGCTCGGTAAAATAATCATAATTGTTATCAAGATTTTGGATCACATATCCCTCGATCCTAAAATCCTCGGCATCAAGTCCCATGTCCTCGACGAATGGCTCATCTCTATCAGGATATTGATGAACAACATTTCGTCGCCCGACGCTATATCCAGTTCCCCTGACAAAGAAAGTCGCTCCCCTAAACGATGCCTTCTTTCTCAATTTATTGGATGCGTCCGCCCAAGTCAATCGATCCTTCCAGTTCGGGGGAGGGACAGGCGGAGGCGGGGATGCCGCATTTTCAGGAATGTCTATATCTGTAAAATCACCCAGTGCCATTATTAGATCGCTCCTTGATATGCAATTGTCGGCATATTTGGTTTATCCCCAGCTTGCTTCACATCCGTGACTTTTGCGGATGTCCCCTCGGCCGAAGATAATTCGATTTTTACATTTGTTTCGGATTTGGAAAGTCCGTCGGCTCCTGCGGCTCCCCTGACGGAATCTCCCAAACCAAGCGCCCTTTCTTTATCAAGGATAAAATCCTTTGCCCGATCCGCAAGGGGATCTGCTACCGTGGCCAGATCCTTTTCTGCTTTGGATCGATCAAGAAATGAAAAGACCTTTCCCAAAACCCTCAATGGTCCTTTGGCCATATCAATCATCATGCCAAAAGCCGTCATCCATGCCTCCCCGATATCAAGAGCCAATTGTCTAAATGGTTCCCAGTTTGCCCATACCGATGCGGCCAATGATCCCAGTCCAACCATAGCGGCGGATATAGCGGCAATGGTCGCAACCACCGGAGCGCCAAGAGCCATTATCGCCCCGATCCCAGATGCCACAAATCCAAGCCCTATAACCAAAGGTCCGATGGCTGCCACCAAAATAGCGATGCCTACTCCTATTTTTAAAATGGTCGGATTGACTTCCGATAGCCATTGAAAAAGTCCGGCAATGCCCCTGATAATCTTATCAAGGGTAACCGCAGTCCCGATAAGAGCCAATTGAAAGGCCTCAAATGCCGATGCAAGGAGCTTCATCGCTCCGGGTAACCCCTTCATCTGGGCTTCGGAAATTCGCACTGCTGATCCCGTCTCTTTTAGCTCCTCTCGGAATTTTCTTAAATTGACTTTTCCCTTTGAAAGTAATCCGATCATGATCGGCCCGCCAAACTGTCCCAGAATCGTAGACAGCTCTTCAACGCCAGCGCCGGATTTCTCAAACTCATCCACAATATCGAGGATATCCCGCAAGACGGGTTTTCCATCTTTCATCTTAAAGACCTTGACCCCTAACTCTGCCATCGCTTTTGCGGCTTGCCTGGATGGATTTTGCAGGCTCACGAGAACTCTTTTTAATCCGGTACCAGCTTCAGTCCCTGCAATATTGACCTCTCCCAATTTACCAAAAATTGCGGCGGTAGTTTCAAGATCCAATCCAGACTTCTTGGCCATCGGACCGACCTTTCTAAATGCTTCTCCCATTTGAAGGAGATCGACTTTGGCTCCAGTAAAAGCATTTACCAAAACATCATTTACTCTTGTAAGATCCTCGGTCTGCAATTGAAATCCGGCCATAACTCCTGTTACAATATTTGCGGCCGATGCCAAGTCCAATTGAGCGGATGCGGCAAGCTCAAGAACTTTGGGCATTGATCCAATAATCTCCCCTGTCTTTTGGCCCGCCAATCCTAAAAAGACCATCGCCTCTGCGGCTTGTGATGCACTGAATTGAGTAGTCGCTCCCAGATCCTTAGCCAGCTTCTCAAGAGTTTTAAATTCCGATCCCGTTGCCTTTGTAACCGCTCCGACCATATTCATAGATGCTTGAAAGGTCGTCGCCGTCCTGATCGCCAATGCGCCAAATCCCGCAAGGGGTAATGTCATTTTTAATGACATATTTTTGCCGGCGTCCTTCATCTTCTTGCCGGCGCCCTGGACGGTCTTTCCCAATTTTTTGAAAGACTGATTGACATCATTGAGCGGCTTGACCAATCCCTTTAAAGAATTGCCAATCTTTTTGACCGGTCCGGAGGCCTTATCAAGAACCCTGAATATAACAGAAAGATCAAATGTCTGCGCCATTTAACGCTCCATCCATGATTTAACTTTTTCGATCCCCGCAAACCAAAATAATAGATCTCCCACTTCCATTTCCCAGATCTCTGATGGAGGGATCTTAAAAATATACGCTACCCCCCAGACTACTTCTTTCCAGTCTTGAGGGATGCCCCGAAAAAAGATTCAAGCTTCGCGGCAACTTTTAACAGATCATCGATATCAATCTCATCGGCAGAATCCACCGGAATGTCAGCAAGACTGGCAATCAATGGGATCACATCCTGCGGCTCAAGATTGCCACCCCTTTCCATAAAGTTCTCGGGAAGCGATCTTAAATGCTTCGCTTTTAATCGACCAAATCTCAATTCGGATACATTGACGGTCCCGCCTCCTTCTTTGGGGATCGGGATTGAATGTTCCAATTTTACAATTTGATCCATCGTTTTTTCATCTCTCATTTGAAATTATACCCTTTCTTAATTTTAAGATGCACTGGTGGTCTCAGTCCAATAAGGACCTTCAAAGACCAAGGGGGTTTCCCCCTCTCCACCCGTCACAGAAAAATTCCGCAGGCAGGTTGCGCCTTCCATGGTGTAAACCTTACCGCCTCCGGCCGAGCGAAAAATCACAGTTCCATTCTCCCTGATCGATGCGATATCGCTCAAGGAAACATCATCCCGATCTGTGACGGTGACCTCCAATTTGGCGACAATCGGATTCTCCTTGTATCCATGAATACCGGTATCACCCATTACGGATTCCAATTCAAAATTCGGAGCCCCTGAAATCCCGATGCCGCTGGCAACAGCACCGGCTTTGTTTAAAAGGGTCTCCCCATTTACCAGAACCTCAACTCTTCCTGTAATCCTTGCCATAACGCATTCCTCCTTTTATCAATTAAAAGACCCAGTGCCTGCGAAAGATCCTCGCGGACAGTGGGCCTCCTAATAAGTTGCCGAATTCTGTCTTTGATAAATTATTTAAATTCAGATTCCGATTACAAAATGAACTGGATCTGTGCCGCCAGAATCCTGAACTGATTAATCAGATCAGGCGGCAACAGAACGTCCACCCGATTTGGATCTGCGATATTTCTCTCAACCACCAGATTGTCAATAAACTCTTCAAGATTCTCGATCAATCCCTTGTCTCTCAATAGGGAGAAAAGGGCAATGGTTTCCTGCCTGACATCTTTTGGTCTCGCCACTTTCGATCCGGGCTGTACCGGAAATGTATCATCTGCCAATTTGAATCTGGGAATAATAAATCGGCTTATCATCCGAGCCTTGTATTGAAACCGGATCTCGCTCAATGTCGCAAGCGTCTGGACATCCAGATAACTGGGATCAGGGATACCAAGCGCATTTTCTTGATAGGTCGTGACGCATCGCTCAATCAGAGTGTTACCCCCCGAGTCCACGATGTATGTCGCAATCCCATCATACAAAAGGGTGTCCCTTTCGGCCCTGGTGAATCTACCATCGACAGGCGGAGGCAATATCCCTTGTAGCTCCAAAAAATGAAGGGGTCTCGCCGGATCAATATTCAGATTCCATGAAGCAACAGCGCCCAGAGCCGCCCCCCACTCTTCAGGGCAGATTGGAGAATCATTAACCCCGAGAATCGTATTATGCTGATTATTCCGACTATTACCAAGGGTCGTACAACTGGCTTGGGTTCCCCGCACGGATGTAAATCCATGCCCCTGAAGATCCTCAAGAGGTAAAAATCGATCATCCAGTTCATCCTCGAGTGATGTCAGATTAGCCGCATCAATGAAAGGCTGGATGATATAATGATACTGCTCATTATCAATCACCGCCCATACATCATCGAGGCTCGGATCTGTCGTCCCACCCGTCAATAGACTGACCCCATGAGATGTCAAGGGCAATCCAGAAAAGCAACTCGGAATTGTCTGATAATCATAATAATTTTCGCGGATGTTGATATAATTACCCAGAGTCCCAGACATCACAGCACTGACGCCGACCAATCCCAAACTGGTGGCGGCTGTTTGAGTAGCACCAACAGGCAATGCGGATGTGCTCTCAATCATGGAAACCAATTTGCTTGCGATCTTCTGACCGGAGTCATTGCTATAAATAGGAACCTGCAATTCATATCCATTGATCATCAAATACCAAGTGTGATCATTAGACACCGCATCAGCGACCAGCATCCCCGAAATATCAAGCTCGCCCGATGCCGCGTTGCCAGCAACCCCCGATCCGATGCACATGGCGTGCATCTCGGTGTTGGCATTATTCTCCTTAAAAGCATTGCACATCCGAGCCAATGGCGAACCGGTGCCAAAAAATCCGTCTGCGAGATTATCCCTTGAAATCGTCATGAGGGTATCATACGGAGCAGTGCCAGTCACCAGCTTCTGACCAATAATCAGAACCTTGTGCGGATTTTGAAGTAATCCCTGAAGAGCCCTGGAATTATCGATCTCGACATACCCCCCAGGAGTCCGCACTGTTGTGGGAATATTGTTAAATGTAATTGCCATAACTCATTCCTCCTTTGCTGTTTATTTTGCTCTTTCCGCACTCACGCGCTTAGCGGATTTAGCGGGTTTGCCGACGCTGACAGATCCATCTCTGATACGCCTTCTCCAATATCGACCTTCCTTTCCCCTCATCGGCTTTAGCATCCCCTTTGCGGGCAAAGGCTCATACGACATCGGATCACGAATAAGAAGGCCTTTCAGCGGTACCAAAAATGCGGTGTCTCCCTTCATATCCTTTCTCCTTTTTTATCAAGGTTTATATGTATCGAATCCTAATCCAAAGCCGAACCCAAAGGAGCCATCAACATCGGGATTGGATGTGAAGTCAACAATCGATTCCATGTCCAATTCAAATGCCTCGACTGGCACTCCGGTCACCGGCAAATTTGCGCTTGGTGATAAAACCCATTGAGCATATATGGTATCAAAATCTACAAGATCCTCCACTCCAGAATCAACACCATCCTCATCGTTGATCCTGGTACCGGTCACAAATTCAAATTGATACCAAAAACGCGCCCGATCAATTCCAAGGATACGACCCCCACCATAAGAAACAAGATCCTCTGTTTCGGGGATCTGCCATCCGAGTAACGCTTTAAACAACTCCGCCCGAATCTCAAATAAAGAATCATAGGCGGTCAATCCTGTCTTGTCCCGATCAGACGTCCCATTATCCAGAGCGACAATAACTCCAAATCGCTCGCTGATCTTTTGATTAATCCCACTATCATACTGATTTGGATTTACAGTCTCCGCCAATTGGACGACAAAGGCCATCTCCTTTTGCAAAGTCCCTCTTAATGCAAATGCCAATTCGGCCGCCCCGCCGACAAGATTCCCAAAGCGAGTCTCGGCTAACCTTAACTTTAATGCTATTGGACCTATCTTCATTTCAATGATCCCTTTACTGCATCTGCGATAATATCAGAGGCCTCTATTCCAACATCTTTTATAATATCATCACCATGCTCTTCAATTGCTGGCCAGAGCCAAGGTCTTGGCCCCATCTCTGACGTACCTTCCTCAAGCATCCGCGGATATGGAGGATTGGTTATTATCGAACCAACCTCAACCTCCATTGATCGGACATCAAAAATAACTGATTTTACCATATCCCCAGAATCAGTTGCGGGCGGTTCTCCTGGAGCCGATGCTTGATGCAATCTTGATCCCCGCCGATAAAGTTTTCCGGATTTCTTTTCGCGCATCATCGATTCGATAATCGTGTTGCGAATATCATTTGCCCCGATAACAAGGCGTTGGGTAATTCCGGCCGGCACTCGCAACATCGCCTCTCTCAATCGTCGATTGATCTGACTAAGACTGCGATTAAACTTTTTAAGCTCTTCTGATTTAAGTTCCATATTATACCGGATGTCCCACGCCTCGCTCCTCAATCTCTTCGGCGAGTATGATTAAAAACTCCCGCTCCTCTTTATGATCCGTTACTTCATGGATACGAAAGAGCCGTCCTTTAACAGATGATTCCTCCTCGACAAAAAGATAATATGTCGATTTCAATCCGACCAGATTCGGCATAAATTTAAAGGCGCTTGAAAACGCAAGACTAAATTCCCGTCCCAAAGACGCAACCTCAATAGCCATCACTTCAAGGACATGAGTCACATTCTCATTGACCTGTTCTCCTCGGACATATTTCGATCCCGATCCTTTTGATCCGACCGGCTTGAGTGACATCCAAACAGTCATGACCGGAGCCAATTGATCAAACTCCCCAGATGCGAAAGCCTCCGCAAAGGGTCTTCCAAATCCAAAATCGAACCCGCCATCCTCATTGGGTCTTTGATTTGGTATAAGAATCTGGACTCTCTCATTGAGTCTGGGCGTAAGCCAAGTCATATAAACCGCCTCATCGAATCATCACCCTTGATGTTCGACCAACAAGATCAAGCATCTTTTTCGCGTCCGGGGGAGGTTCCTTTCCCAAAGTTCTCCCTGCCGACAATGACGCCGCCCATAACTTGACCCCCTCGATTATCGGGGTCGGAACGTCCGTCGATGCCGTCCCATACCCAGCTTTAAACTCGATTCCAAAGCCGCCAAAATCCCGATCCGTGTTAATGGGAGGAGTAACGGATCTTTTCAAAATCAACTTCCCTGGAGTTGCCTCTGTCATGATATAATAATTATCAGAACTGTATATGGTTTCGATATCATCCTCATCCAAAGTAAAAACCTTATCGACAGAAATCAACGGAGGATGAGGGAGCTTGATCCTTATACTTGGCCAATAATCCATGAGCATTCTTATTGTCTGCTGAATTAGGGCTCGACCTAAATACTCCTCGGTGGATTTTCTCGCCGCTTTGATAAATCCTTCAAGCAAGGTATCCTCCGCATCCGTAATGATCCTGGCAAAAGTTTTTAACTCCGCTACTGTCACGGGCTCAATCGATGGCTCGGTAGTCACCTGCCAGGATCGGCCGCCAGAACTCGGGAGCGTCTTTGCAATAAGGCTCCCGGTCTTTTGGGCAAGCCTGGAGCTAAGCCCCTGATCTGTATATGGATAATATTCCATGTCAAGATCTCCAAAGATTATTCGCTAAGCGATTTCCTGATTTTATCCACTTGAGTCGCCGTTAGTCCCGAGGACGGAGCAGTCACTTGGATATCGAGCGTCTTTGCTATCTCAATAATATCTTTCGATCCCTTTCCCAATTCATCGGCCAACTGATAGACTCTTAAAACAGTTTCCCCCGAGTCCGCATCCTCAGTCTCATCGGATTCATCATCCAAATCGATATCAAGATCTTCATCATCCTTTTTCTCAGGCGCCTCTAATACTCCACCAAGCGGTTCCGGTGGAGTGAGCGATTCAGATGGATCAGGAACAACCCGAACTGCCAGATTGGACTTGAGAAACATCTTTGCCAAGCGCTGATTCATATCGATATCATTGATCTCATATATTTTGTCAGCAACAAATTTCTTGGATGTCAATCCGTCCATGGAACCGGGAACTGTCACCCGCATTTTAATAGCCGCCATTTTGACCCTCCTTTTTGGCAGTTTAATTTATCCGATCATTTACGCATTTACTCTTTCGTCGATATCACCACGCTCATCGATGATCGCCCATGTGTTATCAAGGACCGCCATCAAAGTGATCATGCAATCACTGGCCGCAGAGGTATTCATTTCAAATCGACTGATAAATCCGCCAATCGATCCCAGCATAATGCATCCCGAGGTGGAAACATCCACTTGGGTTTTATTGTTTGTCAAGGTACCAGTCGAATCGCCAAACAGACATAAAGTCACCACGCGTCCGGCAGATACCGAGGTCATCCAAAAGGATGAGCTAACAAGAGTGGCCGAACCATAGATAACAAAAGTGCCCGCATCCGCTGGTAAATTGCTCACCGCAAGAGCCGTCCCCAAAGCGGCAGGAACTTGACTGTCCTGCAATTGATCGTAGATCAGTACTCTGCGCAGATCCGCTCCGGCGATATCCCCGCCAGCTACCTCAAAGTTAGCGCCGCTCTCGACGGTCACTTGAGCGCCAGAATAAACGGCTGTCGATCCGCCAGATTCAACGGCAAAAGTTCCACCGCTATTAGCGACATATCGATTCCCTTCACGCTCCTTATATGTTTTTGTAAAATAAGTGTCATCGGCTACCATGATACAACACCTCCTTTTTATGACTCGACCAAATTGTTGCCATACTCAGCAACAATTGCCCAGGTATTATCAAGGACGGCTCTCAACAAGACTCCGCAATCACTGGCCGCAGATGTGTGCATCGTAAAACTGGCAATAGCACCGCCCAGAGAGCCCAGAATGATACATCCCGATGTGATGATAGCGCATGATGTATTGTCAGCGGTAAAGGTTCCCGATACATCCCCGACCAATCGGAGCAAGACCTCTCGACCGGCGGAAACAGATGTCAGCCAGAAAGATGCCTTTGAAGCCGATACAGCGGCGAGGATCGTTACGATCCTGACATTCGCTGGTAGATTTGAAACAGGGAGAACGGATTCAGTCGCCAGTACTCCACCCGTTTCAATAAGCTCCGGGCCACCCCATTCGCTGATAAGTAACTTTCGCATATCAAGACCGGCCAGATCGGCCCCGGCCAATTCCAGATTTGTTCCGCTCTCGACGGTCATCTGCGCACCGGAGTAAACGGCCAATGAGCCAATGGATTCCACGGCAAATGCTCCACCGCTTCCGGCAACATATCGATCCCCGCCCCGCTCATGATATGTAGTTGTGTTATAAGTTTCGTCCTGTGCCATAATGCATTTCCTCCTTTAAGCCGTCAGGGGTTGATTTCCCCTGACGGCTTAAGCATTTATATCCTGATCAAACTGCGGATCAATTATCCAGTGAGCCGGACAGTATTAACCGGCCAATCTGCCGCTTTCTCAAGGATCGCGATTGCGCAAATACCAAGGGCACTGGCATCCCCATTATCGCTTACAGATAATACCAAGCGGACCCAGCGATGATCTCCGACATATCCGGCAGGATGACATTTCGATTCCCAATAACTCTGGTGATCCGCGCTGACTCCACCAAGGCAGAGAAAAGTGCCATTGTTAATACCGGAGCCGGCATTGCTGACTGCCAAAACCCCCATGGAAGCGCTTCCCCAGCCATCGGTATCAGATCCGTCGGCAGACCCGAGGACAGTATCGCTATCTCCCAGTCTGAGATCAACAAGGATCTGCTCGGCAGAACAATTCGACCAAACCACAGTCCCTGCCGCATTACTGGTGCCATGTTGCATCCTGACCCAGCCGCAAGAATCAACGGAAACCAATGCAGATGCAACCCCCGAAATCTCTCCCATATTGACAACAAAGGTCAGGGTTTCATACCCCTGCCTGTCGACTGTCGCTCCAGTCACCGAGCCTGTGCTATAAGACTGCGGCGCAAGCACCTCGAAAAATCGTTTGTTTGAATATCCATCTCTTACACTTGCCATAACTATTCCTCCTTTTAATAGGATATTTGGTTTTTATTAAGCGATCATTTTCGATCCAATCGGATCTCTTATGCCGCAATCACGCCAATTTTGATCGCCTGGAAATTAATGACATCCCCGCCGACCCGTTTACGAGTATAAAACTCGATCATGGGTTTTTGGGTGAAAGGATCTCTCTGAATCGTGATCCCCAAACGATCAACTACCATATAGGCCTCTGTCCAATCTGCGATTGCCACAGACAGAGCCCCTGCCGCAACTACCGGCATCGTGGTAGACATCCTGACATCCAAGCCAAGGATCGTGCTGTTGCGCTCTTCCGTCAGGCCGGGCTTCCAGATATAATTTCCCTGGCCATCTTTGAGTTGCATTGTTGCCGCAACAGTCAATCGATTCATCAGCCAGGACGCTCGTTGCAGATACTGCTCGATCAATCGATACATGACATCGATGAATCCATCCGCTGTCACTGCGGCAGCAGCTCCCATATTCTGTTGCTCAATCCGGCCCCACTGATCTGTTCCAGCAGTATCGTAACCATCATAGGTCAAGAAACCCCTGGGTTTTCCAACTCCGTCACCCCCAACAAATGCGGCGCCCTCTCCTCTCATAAAACGATTGGAGACTTTATCGGCCAGCCAATTTTCGATATTGATCGCCGAGTCTTCCAAAAGACTCTGACTCGCGCGTGGCTTGGCATACATGATATGGACGGGGATTCTCTTTTTGAAGAGCTGAGGAGTATCGGTCTCATCCCCGGCAACGGTCTCGGCCTCCCAGCCCCAGCCAGCTTCGCCATAATCAACCAGCCATTCGATAGCATCCGTGGAAATGGTTTCAACAGATGCCAGCTGACGGATCGGATCGGCTTCAAATAATCGGGTAACAATCCGATTGCTCATAACGGGGGTAACGGTATATCCGCCATCGGGATCGATCCCGATCGAAAGGGCCTTGATCTGATCGGCCCTGGAATTCCACGTATTGGAATTTGTCCGCAGAAAATCAGTGAACGCCGATGTATAGGCTTTATACTCATCGATATTAAAAGACTCGGTCAGCTTTTTGGCATGTTCCCAAGTGACCTGCTTTTGACCGGATACGACTGCGGCATTGATCGCAAACATCGCCGCCTCGGACTCCATCTTTGCCGCTTCCTCGATCTGCTTTACGCTGACAGCATTCGGGGTCCTTTTCAGGGCGACCTCGATCGAGTCCATCCGCTCGGTGAGCTTCTTTTCCTCTTCAGCCCTGATCGCCATTTTGGCATCCAGATCAGCCTGCCGCGTTGTGATGTCTTCGCCCAGCTTGACGATCTTACCTTCGACCAGGGTATCAAATTTCCCTTCGGTCTGATCGACCACCAGCTTCAATGCCTCATGGGCTTTGCGAAGCTCATCGTAATTGCCTTTGATATTTTCGCCAAATGCGGCGATCTCTTCCTTAACCTGCTTTACAACTTTAGGCTCGGGAGTCTGGGTATTTTCATCTGCCATGATTACAACCTCCTTTTTAATAATCCAAGTTAAGTTAAAATACCTTTGATCGATGATGCTATCTGATTATTCTTTTGAAAGGCCTCAAGATCCTGATTGGTCTCCTTGAGCCCATCCAATATGCCGGATAACACATCATCATGTAACAGCGCATCGTCCCTCCCAGCCTCCCGCAGGGATGGCTTGCACATCTTGACAAGGAGCTTTGCCGAGCATTCTGATAGACCTTCCACCTCCCGTAGAATCCTCTCCAGTTCTCGCTCGGTCTTTGCTCCCTTTATCTGTTTCACGGTCGTGACTGTGGCTCCAAGTTTTGCCGGAAAAGTGACAATGCTCAGCTCCCACAGATCGACCTTTTTCAGATCACGAATCTTTTTCTTTTTATCCACCTCAAATTCAAGGGCGTCATATCCGATTGATAATCCCAGTTTAAAAGTCCCCAGCTCTGCGCCCAGTTTCATGATCTCATAAACATCATTTCCCAATTGAGTCGCAAGAGCCAATTTCCCCTCAGCCGCCAATCCCTTTTTATTCTCCATCAGCGATTTCCAGACGCCTGGGATCTTATCAGATCGATGTTGCCAGAGCATGGCAACCCCCGTACGATTGCGACCGCCCTTTGCCAAGGTCTCGGTAAAAGCCCCTCGGCTGACAAGGTCTCGATGAGCATCCGGGGGGCGATTAAATAGCGATCCCCAGCCCTTGAATGTTCCATCCTTTTTGATATCCTCGGCCTTGACCTCAAATGGAATATCCAAATACGGTTCTTTTATTGCCATGATCCTATCCTCCTTCCTATTTATTCTTTTTCAAAAACGATATCATTACCCTGATCCGACAAAGGCTTTAAATGGAGATTGTCCCCATAAGCAATTTCGTCAGGGATCATTTCGGGAAACGCCTTGCAAACATTTCGCTCTGATAATTCGGTTCCATCGGGTTGGGATATCCCGATATAGTGCTTGCATTTTCTCTGAAAACATCCGGGTTCTGCGAGCATTTTATTTTCCTTTTAGTTTATCAACTAATAATCTTTCGAGTTCCTTTGGAAGTCGATTTCCAGGTTGTCCATAATTCGGAGATAATAAAGAAGCCATAACCTCAGAAAAGGCCTCCGAAGAACTTGTCCCAGAATATTTAGTCACATTTTTTCGAAACCAGGAAGCCCCTTTCTTATTAAAAAAAACATCCCAGGCTTTTCTTGATATTGGCTTCCCGGACGTTCTATAATGATGAGCTAACTCATGCATTAATGATACTAACGGATCATTAAACGCAGATGAAGTTGAGTGACCCCCCAAAAGACTATTGCCTGTCGCCCGAGATGAAAGCAAACTAACGCTATGATGGTGGCCCGCCAACTCAATTCGCCCAGGCTGAGCAACCCCTCCCCAATATCTTCCCCATGCGCCCATCGGTTTGCCCGCCAGTCTTTCCAAATTTTTCTCATTAAAAATCGTAAGAGAATCCAGTTTTCGAGATTTTCTTATTATCTCTCCAAATCCAGGATTACGCTTGACAGTATCCGCAATATGCCGGCCGATCTTGTTCATTCCATCAATCGAACTTTTTTCTTTTCTATATCCCTTAAAAGTTGTTTTATGTATTTTAAATCGCTGTTTCATTTGCTTTTGTCCATCTTTGAGATTCTTAACCTGAATCCATTCGGATGGATCTGTTAAATCGATTGTCGGAACATGTGGCTTTAATTTATCTGTTCGCTTGACCGTATGGTAGAGCAACACGCAACGGCAGCGCACAACATTTCCCGCAGATCCTTTAGGATCGCCAGGGAATGAAAGTGCCTGTCCTGTCTTGATGAATTGACCATCTTGAGATGTCTTCTCTCCATCGGGTCCCGCAGGAAACTTTAGATAATGTTCAAATTTATCCTTTCTCGCTCTGGATCTTGTCCGATCATCTTTTGCGGATACCCATTCCCTTTCCATTTCAATCCGAGTGCTGGCAATCGCAGTATCCATGCTTTTAACCGCGACAGAATGAGTTTCCGTCAAGGCAATCGTCCTGGCCCTATGGGGATTGACCGCCTTGCTCTGTTTCCTGACTCTTTTGGCGATGCCCCGATGATCCTCCCCTTCGCCCATCCCTTTTTGAATCACCCTGGCGATATTCTCTTTAGTCGTCTTTTGGACGCGCCTGACCTTTTGCGCAGTCTGGGATGAAGTCCATGCATTTATGGACTTCCAAAACTCATCTTTCGGACCCTTGGATTCATAGGCGACAAGGCTCTTGACATCCTCCATAATCGAATAAGTCTTATTTCCAAACGTAGTGGCTACCCGTTTATAATGTCGCCCAAATATCTTCGCTAAGCGAGCCCTCTCCAGATCGACAGAATGATCCACCGCATCGAGCACCCCTTGCTGAACAAGAGTTGCCGCATTCATATATTGTCGACCAAGGACCGGTCTCAGTTCTCTGGCAAAGATATTTTCCAAAACAACCATTTGTCTTTCAAACTCCTGTTGCCATAATCGCTTTGCCCTTGTGTTGGTAATGTTGATCATCCACTCGCCGCCTCAAACGCATTTTCGACTTCTATTCAAAAGATCCTCCATGATCTTTGCAATGAGTTTTTGCCGCTGATTTGCTCCAAATCTTTTTCTTATATCGCAATGCCTGAACTTCAGACTTAGTCCCTTTGATTCCAAAGATATAATCAATGCATTTTTTACCAGACCGCTGAAAACAATTAACGCGCGCAAACTTATCGTATTTCTCCGGCGAATTTAATCGACAAGAAAACTCATTTGGAAATGGTTTCAAATCGGTCGGATCAACTCCCTTTTCTTCCGGATCAAAATAACCAAGTATCTGATCGATCTCGTCCTCCTCATATCCCTGATCGATCAGATCCTGTATCAGCTTTTCCTCGTCCTCCTCTTCTTCCTCGTCAATCTGATCATCGATATCAGATCCGGCTCCTAACGGAATCATGCTTGATTGTACAAGGATGACATCCCCGCCATCTACCTGATCAAAGCCGACTATCTCCCGCTTCTCATTGATTGTCAGAAACTCGCTTTCCTGCGATCGTTTCCAAAGCAGATTTCTTTTGGCAGCAAGCGCTGGGATGTCATCCAGAATGTAATCAAGAAATAACTTACTATCCTTGTCATATACCCAATTGTTTAATTCTCCTCGAATATAATTCAAATAAAAAAAGATGATCGTTTCATAAAAGGCTTCCCGCGCCTCTTTATAATTAGCAAAGGTCGCCTCCCCAGGAATTCCCAAAAGCATCGGGGGAACTCCATAACCCATGGCGATCTTACGCATCAATCTTAAATCGCCCTCGGAGAAATCCATGTCGGTGGGCGACCATCCATACGGCTCCGCCTTAGTGCCACGCTCGCCGGTTATAATCAGATCTTTTCCTACATGCTCCGCCCCTGTCCGCTGTTGCATCCGCTCTTCCAATTGATCAAAGGCCTCTTCTCCGACAGCCCCGATCAAAGTGAATATCATCCCTGGTCTCCCCTGATTATCAAGGAGCGCCTTATTCCACTGGGTCGCCGAATTACTCGTATCGATTTCCCTTGCAGTGGACTCGGTCGGAGCCGCTCCCCACCAATCATCGAGAGGATGAAAGGATTTCAGATGAAGAACATCTGCCTGCTGAGTTATGGGATCGACATCCCATTCAGTAGATCTTCCCTGAACAGTATAAACATATTTTTCCAATTGCCCCGATGTCGGATTGACTTTTTGTTTAAATCGATCAGGACGCAGGGCATAGAGTTCTTTGATCACATCCTTATTCGGACCTGTATCCGGTTTGATCCTTTCTAAAAAACTATTTCCCGACATAACAAGATATGCCGTCGCTTTGAGAATGATCGCTGTCAGCGACTCATTCGGATTCGGCCGCTTTAAGACATCATTCATCGGATCATCTGGGACAATTGCCCGCCCGCCGCTCGGTAAATGCTCAAAGACACTCCACGGGACAGATGCCGTAGCCATGGCGATCTCACTGATCGATCTAAACGCGGTTACATTTTTAAGATATGTCTCCCTCGCAAAATTATCATATCCTCGGGGAGTCCAGATCACCCCGCCAGATCCAGGCGTTGTAATTATGGATGCCGTTCGACTATCCTTTTTACCGCCACTCCAAGAATCCTTGATCCATTGAATCAGCCCCATATTAAGCTTCTCCGTTGTAAGCCCTATTCAACCAGCCTTCCAAAAACTTCTTATATTTTGGTTTATTGACTACCAATCTCCGATAAAATCCTGCCGCCTCAGATCGAATACAGGCAACAAGCCTATCGGATGGAATCGACTCAATTGCCTGATAAGATATCGGTCCGAGGACTCCATCGTCTTTGATATCCTTCTTACCACAAGCACGTAATGCTCTTTGCACAAGCTTAGCGGCTTGCCTGGCTCCCATATTGATTGCCAGATCAAAGACTTTAGTCGCGACATCGTCATCGCTGATCCGCTGATATCCGTATTGATCCCACCACCGACGTTTATAAAAGGCAATCGCATCATCGATGTCCATTGCTCGGATGTCGTCAGCATCGATATCGCCATCGAGATCGATATCGATATCCAGGGATCTCAAAGTCACTCCAAAATTTGTAGCCCCGGCATGATCCTCGGTATATCCGCCCTCATGTTTTAGTACGATCCTTATTGCTTTTTCGTAATCGGCCATGATCAATTCCTTTGTTATTATTTTTGGATGATTCATCGTCCCTTTTGAGATAGCATCCGGGACAACACTTCCGATGAGAATCATCAATATGAACAATATGAGTATCTTTTTTACAAACATCGCATTTCATTTTGGATCATCAAATATTTTTGTAACCGTCTTATCCTTCTTATCTCTGGCTTTAAGGATTTCATCCTCGATCACGATTTTGTATTGCCCCTGCGCAATCTGATCAATGACCCTTTGGGCCGCAATCGTATGACCTTCAAATTGTTGATAGACATCCACAAGCCTTGCAGCAACAATTCCAGTCTTGATTTCATAGCTCCTGACAAGCTCCGTATAATCAGTCGCAAGATCCTTTAATTCTTTTTTCTCCGATTCAAGACGTTCCTTTTCAGCGGCATCCCGATCTTCAAATTGCTTAGCCAGTTTGGGGCGCTCATATCTGATCAACCACACTACTATAATAACAATGACGCCACAGGCCAGAATGAATAATCCCATCCAACCCCAGTCTGCCAGATATCGGGAATATCCTGCCGCCGTTTCAGCGCCATTAGCCATTAGCCACCCACCATGCTTTCGGGTTCTTTTTGATCAGCGCGTCCATTTCTGGTTCGATCCATCCATTCTTCTAACCGATGAATCCTATCTTCATGGGCTTTATGATCCTTATCTCCAGACCTAATCTTTGTTTCAATCAGAGTGATCAAGGATGAATACTTAACTTGCATGACTGACAAAGACGAATCAACATCTCCCATCTTGATCGTCATCTCTTGTTGAGAAATATGCATGTCCTGGAGCTGGCTTATTTGTTTATTCCCCAGATATCCAACCCAACCAAGGATCGCCACCAAAACCGGGACCATGATCAAAATTAGGGCTATTGTTGACGGCTTGGCGGCTAATCCCTTTACTACATCCTTGATCTCGGAACTGACCTTCTCAAACTCAACATGCGATGCTGGGCAGATCACCTCTTTGCATTGCAATTCTTCCGCCATAACATCTTTCCTCCGCGTGACTTTTAAGACCTTATGATTAGGGCTCCTAATCACTTTGTAAGTTGGAGCATCCTTGCTCTTTTTAAAATCGCTCATGATGCCACATCCCTGTTTGCATCAATCCACAAATTTATAGGCCTTTTCTTTCCACAGTCTTTTATTTACACGCTTTCGCTTCTGCTTATATCTGCGATATTGCGCGAGGGAAGGATATGCAAACTCTCTCAAAGCATTATATATTCTGTGAACTATATAAAAAAACATATCCATTTTATTTCTCTTTAACCTCCAAAAAGTCTGCCCTGCGCTTTTAACTCAAAGTCATCCAAGTTGGATAGATCATCCTGAATCAGCACTTCTAAATAATCATTTATAGTGCCATCCAGATCGGCGATAAACTCCGCTTTGGTAAATGTCCATCTTCCATTCAATCCAAAATATCCAGCAGGGGCTTTATCAGAATATTCCACATCATACATATCATCTTTCAAATCGCCGTTTGATTGCCAATGGGTTATTGTTTGATATATTCCCCCAACATAAAACCGAATAACTACTCCATTTGTCAATGCTCCGATGCCGCCAAATGTGGCATCGTCCATAGCTGATTGATCTAATATTGTTGTCATTATCCGCGTCAATTGCCATCTTTCTGTAGAGGGAGGTTGAATCTTATATGATATCGGACTGCCCAATGAACCCACAACATTCATCGCTATAGAAACTTCTTGCACCACCACTCCTGGATTGTGATCATTATCTATCGGTCTATTTAATGTCAATGATACCCCTGCATTTACAACGATCACATGAAAATGACTTCTTTCGCCTTCCACTGTGATAATACTTCCTACCGCAAAATTAGTAGTAGATGCCACATTTATCAATACATCGCCAATAGAGGCGGCTATATCCAAAGTGGTAGAACCATCCAAATCCGTCCTGGCATGCTCACTTACTCCTATCTTATGAACCAAGGCGGCATCAACTTGCAAAGCCCCACGATAAGTCTTCGCATTTTCAAAAATATCATTGATATCACTTTGTCCAGTTATAACAGCTTTCACAAGCTCCGCATCATCCTCATCGACAATAGAATCCTGTATCCTATGGCTTGACGCTAACGAGCTTGTCTTTTTTAAAACTGTTTGTAATCTGAAGACCGTTTGAGCTATTACCCCATTTGTATATATAACTCTAAAGTATTTAGTTCCTGGCTGAAATGAATAAGTTTTACCCTTTGCCGCCGGAACGGTATATTCATCGGTGTTATCCCAGTTGGTTCCATCAGTGCTTTGATGAACGCTAAGTCCATCAGTGGCGCTACCAACATCGCTATATGTAGTCACAAAAATGAATCCATGATCAAGAATATTTGTAGCCGAGCCTGTGAATATATGATCGATTCCGCCAGTGTCAGCAGGCAGTGGAGTTGATGTTGAATTATTCGTATCTACGGTCCCTGCCAAAACGACATGAAGTTGTCCATCCTCATTAATCTTCGTTGAATAGCCATACAAAGCATCAACTATAGACACTGCACTATCTGGCTTTATTATATTTCCGCGGTTGGTCACATTTCACCTTATGACATGCTAACAAGAATGCCGGATGCCATCGGCTTAAATCGCATATACCATGTAACCGCTCCGGTCGTTGGAGCGTTATTCGATAGAGTCATATCAACCGTTCCTGGTGGTAATATCAAGGGGATATCTTTCCCAATGGCTAAAGGTAACGCTACTCCGGGAACGGCCAGGACCATCGCATCTGCAATCGTACCGGTTATATACGCCCATGTATTAATCACCGCCGCTTGGATATTGACGACAGCACACATAGCAGTATCGGCTCCTGCTGCCGGGTCCATGGTCAGGCTCAGATTACAGGCATTATTCGATACGGCAGTCGTGATCTCTCCGATGAGCGCCACCACTTCAATCGGGCCACCAACAATCGTGATGATATCCGCAATCGTACCGCCTGTCAATAATTGGGCGTTTCCCTTTACCATTCCGGGTGATGTGTCCTCAACGGTTGCCAGATTATCGGTTCCAAACTTACTCATTATATTTCCATCATTATCCGCCATGATGATTTCTCCCTTTAAGATGTCCCCAAACGAATAAGAGCAAGGCCGGTTTCATATCCGCCCTCCTTGGTACCGAGTCGATAATTCGCAATCTCCGGCTCGGACTTATCACTGATATTCTCCGATGATGCGGCCTCTCCCTCCGCAAAGGTGATCGACCATGCATCCACATCCCGCCAGAAATCCGTTCCCATCTCTTCCCGCATCTGCCTTTGCAAAGTGATCGACATAGATGCCGTAGAGAAAACCGCTGAGATCGCCGCTCCCAAAACCACCGAGGCACTAAGCCCTGCGCCGGCAGATATGATATCCGATATAATACTGCCGACCAATATCCCGACATTGACTCGTTGAAATGGTAATACTGTCAGGATGCTGGTAAAAACATTATCCGAATCCAAAGCCCTTTGAACAGCCTTGCCACCTTCTGATGTGGCAATGCCCGGATCTTTGACTGCTTTAAAAAATGACATTATTCATCCTCCTGGCTGATTTGATAATATGTTCGCTCATATCCTTAAAACTGGCGTTCCAGATCCCTCGGATATCGATGATTGCGGACGCCTCAATCATCGGAGTCATGGGTTTTTAGCGCCTTATTTAGCGCGTCATTATCCAGTAGGCCGATTGGTTCGATCCTTGATCTTTCTCTTTCTGCAAGGATTAACACGACGGCTTGTTTATAATTCATCACGGTCGTACGAGCCAGCTCCTTTGCCTCATCCTGGATCTCTCCAGGATCGCCCCCGGCAACAAGGATCATGGATTCGATTTCGGAGAATTCAACAAAGACGTCCCGCAATCGTCTGATCATCGCATTTGTCCCGATGGTAGATGCGGCTATTGAGAGACCTATCTGGGCGATAGTCTTCTTTGGTAAGGACGCGGCTTCGATATTTTCCATCGCGCCCTTCCATGGCTGTCGCTCGCTGGGCTTATTCACGATACCACCTTTCCGATTTGTCCGGCTATCTTTAACAGATTGCTTTGCGACATCCCATTCTCCGATTTCGCTTGAGTATTCTTATCGACGGATCTTGCGACAGTGTATCCCGTAAAGGATGTCATAAATGCGGCCCACAGGGTAGCTCCCTGATATACAATCATGTTAGTTAGCAGACCCAACAACGCCTTGTCAATATTACCCATCGCGAGAATCACTATCAGGATCGGGGTCAAGATCGTATATCCCATTGATACCTTTCCTAACAAGATCATCATTTTTGGTCTGGCTTGTGCGATGATCGGATCTTTGGAAAGTAATGCCGTCTTGATCACATCCCTACCACCGGCCGCATCATCGTAATCAAGTTTTTTCTTCTTGAATCCGAGCTCGGCGAGAGCTACATTTGTCGTCGCCGTAATCTTTTGTTGCTCAATGGTTTGCTCAGGCGTCAATGGAGTCTTTGCAATCGTCTCGATCCCGTCTGAGATTTGCGACAATCCCGCATTGATTTTATCTCCGGCATCCCCACCGACCATCTTGGCCAAAGCGCCGACTCCTTTGAGTACAGGGGATAATCCCGGAACAAATCCCGCGGCGACTTCGCCGGCGACTCCTAATGCGCTTATGATATCAAAGCTCATGGACTTTCCTCCCATTCCTCTTCTCTGATCAAAGGCGATCCGATCCTGATCTTGCTGATATCAGGGAAATCAATATTATCACGCTTAATAATCGGCAGACCGAATAACGTCTGGGGCTTTGGCCGTTCCCTGAAATATTTTATCATGGCCTTTAATCCATCTGCTGTCAATATGGGAGGTTTGTTTTTAGGCATCTGTCTTTTCCTTTAATTTGATCAAGGCGTCTCCCGATAATATTAACTGGACTCCTTTATTGATATAGGTCAAAGGCCTCTTCCAATCGGGCTACCTTCTCCGGTTCCATAGCAGTATGCTTCTCACTGTCAGCCGTCCTGATCGCCGTCATCCAACGCTTTCGATCATCTATTGCAAAATGGTCATGAAGACAAGGCCGATCCCGACGCAGGGGAAATTGATCCCGAATTGCATTTCCCTCATCGCCGATACAGTTTGTTCGATCCATCTGGAAAGATCCAAGCTATCGTCTATATGATCAGATAGATTAATGACTTTTTTAGGCATGACACATCCTTCCCGATTTTGCAAATGCGGCCTGCTGCTCCATCAATGCTTCCTGCATCTTCTGATCCCTGATATGTCTAAATAAATTATGCCCGCAATGAGAGCATATGAGTTGATGTCTTTCCTCCGATTCCTTTTCGTCGGTCTCTCCGCATCCAGTACAGAAAGCGGTATATAATCGATTATCGATCAGGCCATCCTCTGCGATCTGTCCCGATCCGACGATTATCAATATGGGAGATGGTTCCATTTTATTCTTTATCCTCGGATTCCATCAATGATCTGTCCCTTGCCATTAATCTTTTCCATTGCCGCCGATCCGATGCCGTACCAAATGAAATCAGTCCGGCATCATAACGATCAAATGCCTGATTGATTTTCTTTTTAACAAGTTCCCGAATATCCTTTGAAATTTTATCCCAGTTTTCAATTCCCCATTCCACCCATCGATCTACCGAGAGATGTTCCTTATTTTCAGCGTGCCCAAAATGATCAAGGCAATATCGAAAAGATTGGAGTATCATAAAATCCGGTATATCCATTTAATCTATCTCTTTCCCGACAGGCTGAATGACAAATCCATGAGAATTCAAACGGGATAGCGCCTTGAATGCCCGGATCTTTCTGATATTATTTGCTTTGGCAAGCGCCTCATCGGATGCCAGATCATCAAACAGGAGCCCGTCAGGATCATTGCGATAATCCCAGATCCCATTAAGTTTAAGGACGCGGGAATGCGGCGCCTCTCCGGCAACGATCACAACTTCTAATGCAAGACCCAATGGATGGAAGAATTGTCGATTAACCTCCTGCAGGAAGCCTCCATCCCTGAATTCCGTCAGATCCATTCTTTTGATATCATTATCGTCCATTATCCTAATACCAGATCAACGTCAGAGTGATCCCCAGCGAAAAGATCGCGAGCGCCAAATATAAATATGCCTTGCCAAGCGGTGGAATGGGAGGATCTTGTAAATCGGGATCAGGCAAAGGTCGATCAAATTGTTTCGGTACCATACCAGCAACCATATTATCAATCTGCGTTAAGACGCCCATCAAGTCATCAAGAGACTCCCATTCCGGCGCGGAGGTTTTATAATGCTTCTGCCAAATAGTCACCGCTAAATTTCTGGCGTATTTATATTCGTTCATTTAACGATTCCTTTCGATATGATCCGACAGGGCTTTCCTTTTTACAGGATCAGCCATCTGTTCAGATATCCAATCTTCGATATTGGTATCCGCATCAATGACTTTAAAACAGATGGATGTCATTATCCCATAATGACCGGGTAGTTCATATTCAGACCTATTATATTCAATGATCAATCCGGCTTTTTCAAGCCGCAGGCACGAATCATATACCCGATCGTTATTATCATCCCTTGCGGGATATGTATGAAGATATCCGTCCTCAGTCCCTTTCATAAACCGAAGAACCCCCAGATCCTGTTCTTTAAGATCTGCCAGCATCCGAACGGAAGATAATTCTCGACCTTTCCTATGAGCAAATAAATGACTCGGCCGGATAATCGATATTCCAACATTCTCGGTGACCAGTACCTTTATATCCTTCAACCCTAAATGCGCAATCGTATCCTTTATATGGGATTTGATCTGTTTCTCTGCGTCCTCGCTTAATGCAACCTCCGGCTCAAGATCCACAATGATTACATCCCCGTCAATTAGATCCAACTTGCGGATTGCGTCAATGCGGATCTGTGAACATTTGCACTTCCCGATCTTGTCCCCCGTCAACGAGCGCAATATCATCCCGATCCAAACAATTAGGACAGATGCCCGCGTACTTATTCTCCTTACAAATCTTGCACTCATGCTTATCCGTCATTTGTCTTGTCCCTCTATCTTATCATCAACCGGCTCAATCACGCATCTGCACATCGAGTGTATCGGGGGGCAGTTTATCAAGCCAATCAAGGACTGATGCCCTGGCCTGTTCATAAGTAACGATATGTGGGATTGTCAAAATCAATCCCTCGATAATTAAAATGTCTGCGTCCATGTTCTCTTTTCCTTATCCCCTTATCAATGACAATTCCAGCAATATTCCTTATACCTCTTGTCCTTTTCAGACCATCCCTTAAACGCAAATTTATTTTTACCAGTGTAATCCGCATCGGCCAATGGCTTATTACAATAGCAACATAGCAATGCTTCGTCATATCCAGGGATCTGTTCTATATTTTGTAATTGTTCGCGTTCCATTGTCTGATCCCTTATCCCCTTATTGATTAATGCCCTTACAGGACAAATGTTTAGGGGTCGTGTCAGGATTTACAAAATACGTCTGATGTGTGCCATGGCCCGTCACACGCACCTTTGCGCCGGAGAAGACCGCCGCGGGCGTCATCCATTCCCCGCCACCCCTTGTCACCAGTGGGTCTGCGGGGATTCCCCCGATCATCCTTGATCGTCCCTGGTCTATCCCGATTGATTCGATCCCCAGCCAATCCCAGCCAATCCTCTAACGTTCTAACGAGATCCTCGGTATTCTTAGTGTACACTGGACGGATTTGACTCATTATCCAGGACAAGATCCCTTTGATGCCCCTGATATCGTGGGTCTGGGAGCGGTCTGCCTGGGATTGATCATCGATATGACCCTCAGAATCTCCGAACAAACCGAGATTCGTGTTCTTCGTAGTCTCAGTATTTGGATCAGATCCGCTCGATATCTGCGATAACGCTGACAAACCGAGGACGGTGAGCTCAGTCCCCTTAGTGTATTTCGGTGATTGATCAGATCTTTGATCAATCCTCAGAACTCGTTCAGAATAATGCGATAATATTCTTGACTTAGTCTGTTCTAATTCTGATAAATCCATGATTAGTGTACACCACTTCTGAAATTGTTCTGCGTAATCATCGATTAATGGATCAGATCTGAAATCGTTCTGCGTAATAACAGATTTATCCCGATATCCCAGATCCATTCTGTATAAGGACTGAACTGGTGTACACCACTCGGGCGATATCCTGCGAATGGTCTGTTCTAATTCTGATAAATCGGGAATCAGTGTACACCACTTCAGAACTCGTTCTGAATATCTGGATATCCCCGATATAAGACGATTGATCCCTGATATCGCAAAAATAGCCGTCCCAGATGGCTCTATACTGGACGATCGAGACCTTCCGAGTCTCCTTGGAAAGACTGTTTTATCGCGATTATATGGGGATCTCTGATCTCTCCTGTTGCTCATTGACGAGTTACGCGAGTACCCATTGTCGATGTCAATCGAATCAAGGATCTGATCTCTCCTGTTGATCCTGATACTCGTTTATTAGTCGCTATGGTCGCATCCCCGATTTTATAGGATCTTCTAAGAGATCTCTCAAGAACTGGTCTGAACTCGACTATGGTCGCAAAAGATCTGATCAAAGATCCTGCCAGATTAGTTAATAACGAGGCTCTCGTCTTTAACGAGGCTGGGGATCTGCCCCGATATCGGGGATAATCGATCATCCAGTTTAACCACGCGGGGATAATCGGGGATTTATCTAACGAGGTTAAACTCGATCCGATATGCTGGGATAAATCCCTTGCGGTTAAAACCTCGTTAGATAAATCAGGGATATCCGCAACGTGGTTAAAATGGGGAGCTGTGCGGATCATCCGGTGTACACAGGATTGATCCGGCACCAAGCTCCTTTTTATATCTTCAGAAAAGGCTAAGGATTTCACAAATCTCTCTGACTCGTTGAAGTTTTTTGGGCTAAACATTTTTGATTTTATCCCGATCCTTTGAAGTCTTTTCTTCAAAGGGCTTTTGACTTTTGCGTTATCCAATGAATGTTTTGAATTTAAATCCCTGTCTGGACAGGATTTATCATTTAAGAAATCCCCATACCGGACATTCCAGCGACCAACCCCGGAGTCCATCTTCGCGGAACTCCTCCACGCCCGCCGATCTTTTCATATCCGACGACTTGATCTCCTTCCCATATCTCGATCATGGATTCGCCAGCCTTGAGATTCTCTTTTTTCTTGTCAATTGTTGACTTCTCCACCTTGGTCGCTCCCACGGATCGAATCCCCGCCATTGCCCCAGATCCAATTCCAACCAATTTGTCATATCCGCCGGATGCCGCATCGATCTGATCCAAAAAGGGAGCGTCAGGAGCGAGTTCCAACTCTTCCAGGAACTCTGGCACCCATGATCCATTGATCAGATAGACATTTCCCCCTTCTGCCTGGGAGGCAAAGGGCCCCCAACGGACGAGCTTATTTTTGAGCGCGGGATTACCCCTAAATCTAAATCCTGGCAGGATATTGCGGCGATAATGATCGATCTGCGCCTTTCCTGAAGACCCTGGCTCCTGCTCCATCCATATAGATACCGTCCGTCCGTCCACAATAGCTGTTTGCTTGACGAGGATCTCACAGTCTCGCGGAGAATAGCGCCCCCGGATCACAGAACTGATAAAGACCAATCCATCGGGAGTTCTCCCGATCTTTACTCCGCATGTATAAGCCGGTTGCTGAGATTCTGATTTATCCTTTCGCTCTTCAGTTGCCGCCATATCCCAGTATCTGACCCATTTAATATGATGGATCGGAGCGGTATCGACGACATTAAACCAATGACGCTTGAACATCCGTCCAGTGGCCCTGATATTCCAATCGCCATCTTCCAATTGCTTCCGAGTGATCGGATCAATCCCGGACATGGCAAATGTTTTCTTGTACTCTTGTCCATCCAGATGAGGGTTGTCATCGAGCTTCGCTGAGATGAACGCACGACTTCCCCGAGTAGCCTTGTCCACATATCTGGACTTGACCCATGATCCCCGAGCAATCTGTTCTCTCTGGGGCGGATTGGATGCGCATCGGAATCTGATCGGGATTGTCTTATTACCCTCTAACCTTCGAAGCCTCGAAAACAGATAAAGAGCCTGGTGCTCCCTGATCTGGACAATCTCATCGATCCCGACAAATTGATAGGCGGCAGAGTCGTATTGAAAATGATCAAGGGGCGCATCCAGATATCCAAATGACAGAGTTGCCCCAGACGGGAATTCATAAAATGCTCCATCTCTCCATTTCGCATCTGTATTCTGGAGCCACTCATGCGCCCTTGGAATCAATCCTTCAGGCTTTGTCAAGTTCTTATAAGTGTTCCTGATCAGGATCGCATTGTAACCGGGGATGTCGACATATTGCAATGCGGCCATTAACAGGGCATCTGATTTACCGCCGCCAACAGCTCCGCCATAAAACGCATCAAGGATATCCAAAAGGAGAAATGCATGCTGTTTAAGCGTCGGCGTATGCGGGATATAATCCGTCATCTTTGGAATCAACAGATCCTTCAGTTCAGGATTATTCCGGACGATGCTCAATAAGCTTTCCTGAGACAGCTCCTGATCCAATAAGGATGCCAAGGACTCCTGCGAGTCTGTCGTCTGTCTCGGGGATTTCGACCTTGTGAACGACGGAATGTCCATGATCATGCTCTACCTTTCCAGCATGGGTAACCTTCTCCCCATATAGGGCCGGATACTTGCGGGACAAGCGCCATGCGGACGCATTCCAATCCGGCTTTACATATCGATGAACTTCTTTTTCTCCTAATAATATCCCTTCTTTATCATAGTTCTCGATCCGCTCGGACAAGTACTTGCCGCCCTCTGCGCAACGTTGAATATTTGCGAGGTCTCGTGCCTGCGCAACTGCCTCTGCGCCCCGGACCTTATCAAATAACTTAAAATATTTTGACGGACAACGCAACTTCATAAACTCATCTATATACTCTTCCAATTGATTAGGATCATTTACATTTATCACTCCCTGATCCATACTTTCATTTATGGCAAGATTCAGATCCTCTTTAATCCCCTTTGCTTCTTCTCTTCCCCACTTGAGCCAGTTCCACCACGACACATAGGTCACTCCAGCCGCACTACATGCATCCTCTATATTCATTCCTAAATCTATATGATGTAATATAACCTTTTCTACTACATAAGTTAGTTTGCTTCGTCGTCCGGAACCATTTCCTTTTGGTTTTATATTTTTTGATTCATTTAGAATGGTTTGGACAATATAGGAATTGGACTTATTATTTTTATTTGGGGATCTTTGTCTTATAAATGGGGATTCCTTTATTTCCTTTGGGAGTTGCTCGGGGATCTTTGATCTGGATCTTGTGAATTCAGACATTGGATTTGTCCTTTTTATTAGTGGATATCAACTTTTTTTCTTTAATTTAAGTGGATGTCAAAGATTTGATAAGGATATTAAATCATTTATTGTCAAATCAACTATTTTTTATCAATCTATATATAGGGATATGGTCTCTATAAACCCCTATATATTGGGTACTTACTGATATTGAGGTTGTACGGGCGATTTTTCTTTAAAAATAACTGATATTTTTTATCAAAACTATCAAAAAAGAGTTGACTATCGAGTATTTGTGACGTATTATCCAATTCAACCCCAACACCAACATCCACAAGGACAAAAATGATAATCAGGGATAAAAAAATCGATTCGATCCAAAATCCCGCAAAAGATTTAAATCCTGCCATCCATCCTTCCAACGATCCTACAAAAGATCATGCTAATAACTCAATCGATTCCGGCATCCTGATCAACTCAAAAAAGGAGACTAAAATGAAAAGATTTCAAGCATTAACTCACAATCATGCTCCGATCATGGCTCTCGCAGAATCTTATCCAAATTCCGAAAAAAATCCATGCTATGATTGCGATCGAATTCAGGATATCATGTTTCCTTATGATGACGATTTCGGCCATCGGCAGGATGATATGAATTGGTTTCATCGGGATAAAGACTCTGTCGATGATTCGCAGACCGCTCCTATTAATAAGGACGATACCGAGGAATCAGATCAACATTGCATTTTCAATTCCGCATCCATATGTCACGGATGTGGGGATTGCGAAAATTCCGAAAAAAATCCATGCTATGATTGCGGCAGTACGATCCCAAAGCATCATACCAAGACTTGCGATATGACCCGCAATGGCAATATCAAGGATCTACCATCCAAACCAGGTACCCAATATTGGACTGGGATTAATCCCGATCTTGATCCCACTCCACTCCCAGCATTTGAAAGAATTAACCGATCCATCTTTTATTTGACAGAATATCGGGGCGATATCACCGCAGATTATAATCATCTTATCAAAACCTTTGGAGAACCCACTCCATCAGTTGATTGCTCAAAGGTCAAGGCCGAATTGGAAAAGGAGGGCTCATAACGATGAAACAATCCGAACTTAAATCATTGGTAAAAGCCGCTTTGGATCGAGCCAATAAATCGGCCGGTATCTTATCGGATAATGATAATCCTCAAATTGTCGAGCTAAGAATTAAACGCGAGGCCGAAGCCAAAGCATTTCAGGCAGTGATGGATGCCCTGAATAACGATCGGGTAGGCCTCAAAATCATGGGGGAGGTCTAATCATGAATACTGACTGGATCAAACATCTAAATGTCAGGTATATCGATCCTGACTGTCCCTGGAATCGCAATAATGGATGCGCCCTTGCTCAAGGGCATTATCTTAACGGGATGTCTTTTGGTCGATTCTCCGAGTTTACTTTTCCTTTCAAAAAGATCCTGGAGATTATTTGCGACCAATTTAATTTACCCGTACCGGATCTTCAATTTAGTAACCGTGGATATCGGGTAGATGGGCGGGCTTTCCTGTCCTATAGAACCCTTCCAGGCGGACTCAACAGGATCAAAAAAATTATCCTTTATCATAAGAGCGGCCGGACGATCAGAGTCCTGATCCACGAGATTGCCCATTTCTGGGGCTGGGATCATGATCACGATTTTATGGCCGCAGAAACCCGATTGATCCGATGGGTCGAAGACAATCTGATCCCGCCCCCAGGCGGTCACATCGGATGGCGGGATAAATTGGCAAAATTATATGTAACTATCCACGGAGACTGGATCGACGGGATTGAGTCCTTTATCGACAGGCACAATCTGGATCTATCCTCTGACACTTTTTTGGATATGGTCATCAACTATTTACCGGCATAACTAAAAAGGAGACAAAATCATGGCAACACCAACTTTTAATCTGACCCCAAATCCCGAACTTACAGATCTGACAAATCCCGATCTTGTGGCGATCCTCAATTCCAATATCGCCGGCAATTTCAACGCGGACTCTCATCTGTTTGATAAAGTCCACGATTTTCTTTTAATGG